TGACTAGGACAATGGACTGGGCCAAGATGTAAAGCTCTAGTTGACTTTGCTCACAAGGACGGTAGAAGAAACATCTTCACCTTTGGTACACAGTTTAAGTTCATGCTTTCAGAGGAAGGACTTAATAATGTTGTAAAAGAGGTTGCTTCTAGTAGTAATGACATTTCAGACCTTACAGCACGATTCCTGAAGGATTGGGGAGGAGTTCCTGGTAACAAGCTACAAGAACGTATTGACTTTGCTAACAAGCATAAAGACTTCATTAAATCTGTCTTAGATGGTTCTGATACCTCTAAGGAAGAAGATAAGAAAAACCCTGAAGATGTTGTACCTATTAACAAGGATAAAAAATCAGCATCATTCCGTGTGTTAGTACCTTCAGACCTTGATAGATTCCAAAGATGGTTCTTGAAATTCATTGTTGAGCAAAATAAGGATGAGTGTAAAGGTGGAAAGGTAAATCCTTTAACAGATGTACACTTAGTTGTATCAGCTAAGAATGAACGTACTGGTGATACATCAGAAATTGAGCTTACTGAGATTTTCAGAAGACAATGGGGATGTAACTGGATTGGTGATGATTCTAGTGGAGAAGGTATTTTCCCTAACAATAAACCTCTAGAAGGTTATGACCTAATGTATTCTGCTTGGTATCTTAACAATGCACAAAGGGATGCCTTATTTAGCGCAGGAGAGAAAATATTTACTGTGTATGCTTTAGGAGAAGCTAAGATTACCCTTAGAAACTTCCTTAAGTATAGTCATATAAACTAGGAGGAACTATGAGCCTATATGGTACACATAAAAATGTGGTATTCAGAAAGAACCATAGAGAAGTAAAACAGTTTAAGCTAGAACAACACTTACTTAAACATCCAACTGATTATCAGTCTGTGATTGCTAATGAGAAGCTCAAGAGTGAGATTTTCTACTTAGAGTACAGACTTAAAGAGATTACTAAGGAGATGGAGCTAGATGGTGAAGCGTATTAGAAAAGACCTAGTTCAGCGTATGGAAAACAGAATTATGGCTGAACACATTGTGGAAGAATTTGTTAGACAGCTCATTCATACTAATGACAGAGGAGGAGCTAAAGAATTTCTAGACACAGAGGACTTCTATCTACAGTTAGAGGAAAAAGAGGTTTATTGCTTTAGAAAATCCAATATTATAAGGCTAGATGGTGAAGAGTTTTTCTATGATTTTACCTATCTAACTAATTTGTGTTTGGGTTTACTAGAGGATAAATTTTAGGTATAATTATTATGACAAATGCTTATAAAATAGCTCAACAATATGTTGGTCAATGTATTGACTTTGATGGATATTGGGGCTATCAGTGTGTAGACTTAGTTGAGATGGTTGCAAGCCACTATGGATTCTTCATGGCTGGTGAAGGTGCTAAAGACTTAGGTGTTGCTAGTGATATTTCATCTTATGCAGATGTTATCCCTTACTCAAGTGGTATGGAACTTAGAGTTGGTGACATTATAACCTCTTTAGAGACTAGTGGATATGGAGCTATCTATGGTCACGTAGTTGTATATGGTGGTGGAGACATCTCAAATGCACTACTAATTGAGCAAAACTTCCGTGAACAATGTACTGTGGAACATAGAAGAGCCTTAACTGGTTATGGCAATACATTGATAAATGTTATCCGTATCAAAGGTCAAGACAACTATGAGCCTACTAGTTCTGATGGAGCTTTAATTGGTAATGCTAAAGAGACAGAAAAGACCATTGCTAGAGACTTCTTTGAGATTACTTGTGATAAGGTAGAGGGAGTTAAATCCCCTGGTGATTCTACAGTAATTGAGACCTTCTATAAATGTAATAAGGTATCAGGTAAGATAAATGGTGAATGGCTCATCTATGACAAATATGATGGCTCTGTAGCCTATATCCCTGTATCTTGTGTGAAGAAGCTAGATGACTATTCTACCACTAAGAAGGAAGAGAAGAAGAAATATGACAAGCCTAATGGGTATGATTGGTTCACAGATAAGACTAGTGATGGTCTAGACCAATCAGGTACTCAAAAGATTTACTCATTAGCTCAGTTTATCTCTTTAGGTAGAATAAAGGAAGCTAATTATGAGTGGACTTACTCAGGAGGAGAGTCCTTCCCTAGTAATGTAAATGTACCAGGAAAAGGCTATAACGCTTATGGGTTCTTGTCAGATGGAGATGGTAATTTAATTATGTCAGCACCAAGTTCCTTTGGTGATGTCATTGGTAAGGTCTACAATACCCCCTTTGGGTTTAAAGGTAAAGTGTACACAACAAATGAGAAGACATCCTTTGATGTCTATGTGAGGTAAAAATGGTATATACATTAGACAAAGCAGACCAAAGATGTGATGTTACTTATGTTGATTGGTCTAAAAAGTATTCACCAATCCCTAAAGCAACTTGTGAGATGATTCAACCTAAGTGCTCTAGTGGTGGAGGTGGTGGTTCTTATGATGATTCAGTAGAACTTAAGTGTGAAGACCTTAAGAAGCTTATTCATGGTGAGAATAAGCCTAAAGAAGAGGAAAAACCGAAGGAAGATAAACCTACTACAGATGAGGTTACTCCTAAAGAGAATGAACCTGCTCCTTCACCTAAAGTAGATGAAAACCCTACAGAACCTACTCCTGAACCACCTGTAGTAGATACACCTAGAGAGGATACACCTACAGAAGGTAATGCTTCTGGCCATTTAGGTGATACACCTACTGGAGATACCCCAGAGGTAAATCTTCTAGAGCTAATGCCTAGAGTAGAGGATAAGTTCTCTAAGGTTTATTTCAATTGGAATGGTGTAACATCTGTGACAGACAATAGTCCTGATGAAAAAGTAGCTTTTGAAAATGAAATAATCACAACTCTTAAGAGCAAGTTACCTGATGGGGCAGTAGTAGAAGCTGTACTGAGTGAGCCTTTCTTCAAAGAAGGAAGTGAGTTTGTTGCAGATAAGACTAACTATACTCTCCATGTTAGAGTTACTCTTAAAGGGAAAGTCTATGAGCAAGAGTATAATGTACCTAATGAAGCTTTTTCAGTTCCTGTTGATAGCATCTAGGAGGATATATGGAAAGACTAATACTTAAAATTGTAGAAAATCAAACAGTGATATCAGCTATTACACTAGTGATTACAACAGCTTGTGGTCTAGGTGTGGCTTACCTTAATGCAAAAAGAGACCAACTGATTGAGTTAAGCAAGGGAGCTAAACGCTCAAGCATACGTTCAGAATACCTTCAAATCTATAATTCACATGACTTTACTGTGGGGGAAAAATGGGAAATGACTAGACCTCTTATGGATGAATACTTTAGTAACCTTCAGGGTAACCACTACATTCATGGATTAGATGAGAAGCTAGAAAAACTATATGAAAAGGAGAAACAACGTGGTAAACGTAGAAACGCATAAGATTAGATGGAATACTCCACAAGTAGGGTATGAGCCATATCGACAAGTTCATGCACATTCTACAGGGAATAAAAATTCTACTGTGGATAATGAAGCAGACTACCATTTAAGAAGACCTATTGAATCAGGATTCTTCACACACGTTGTGGGTAATGGTAGAGTATTACAAACAGCCCGAACAAACCGAGGAAGTTATGATGTTGGTGGAGGATGGAACGCAGAGGCTTATGCTTCTGTTGAGTTGATTGAAAGTCACCAAACGGAAGAAGAGTTCCTTGTGGACTATAAATTGTATGTTGAGCTTCTACGTGAACTTGCAGTAGAGGGTGGTATTCCAGTAACATTAGATACTGATGATTTAGCAGGTATTAAAACCCATTACTACTGTACTTATCATCAACCAAATAATAATTCAGACCATGTTGACCCTTATCCTTACTTAGAAAGTTGGGGTATCTCTAAAGCTCAATTCAAGAGAGATATTGAGAATGGTATTGGGGCTACTGAGGGATGGAAAAAGAACTCTACTGGATGGTGGTATCAATATGCTGATGGTTCTTACCCTAAGAACAGATTTGCTAAGATTAAAGATGTGTGGTACTACTTTGATGGAAGTGGTTACACATACTCTAACAAGTGGATTAAACATTCAGATGGATTCTGGTACTATCTAGCTGAAGACGGTGCTATGGTGAAAGATGGATGGAAGAAAATCAATAACAAGTGGTATTACTTCCTTAAAGAAGGAGCTATGAAAACTGGATGGCTTAAAGACAAGGAAAAATGGTACTACTTAGATGCTGATAAAGGTGACATGAAGACAGATTACATGGTCAAAGGTGTTAATGGTTGGTACTACCTTGATAAAGATGGTGTAATGGTAACTGATAAGACATTCACTGTGTCTGCTGATGGAGTAATTGTTACTGAAGTAAAGGAGACTAAATGACAAAGGTAAAGATTGAGCTTGATTGCTTGAAAGACCTATTGAAACGTGAGCCTATTGTTAAGGTTGTAGAAGCACTTCCTGATAAAGAAACTGCTGACCTTAACTATATCTATGTTGTTCCCAAAGAAGGAGAAGGCAAAGATACTAAGGCTTATGTATTAAGACCTGACAGAAGTGGTTATGATGCTATTGACCTTACTCCTCAAGTTGTTAGTGTTCTTGGTGAAGGTTATATCACTGTGGAAAAGGAAACACTCAATGAAAATGGTGATGTAACTTTCACAGTAAAAACCAATGAGACTTTAAAAAGCTTACTAGACTCATTAGGTACTAAGAATGAAGAGCAGGATGGTAAACTTACTAATCTTACTGATAGAGTTGTAGCTCTAGAAGGTAAGGAAGATAAGGACACTGTGTATGATGATACAGCCTTAGCTAACCGTGTGACTGCTCTAGAAGAGAAACCTGATAAAGATACTATCTATGATGACACAGAAGTTAAACAAGGTATCAAAGCTAATGAAAGTGCAATTCAAGGAGTTGAGAATGATTTAACTGCTCTCAGAACGCACACAGACTCTCGTCTTACAGCTTTAGAGGAAAAGGAAGACAAAGATACTATCTATGATGATAGTGAGCTTAGAGGCAAGATTACAGCCTTAGAGGAAAGACCACAAGGGTCAAGCTATGATGATACAGAACTAAAAGGTAGAGTCAAAGCCCTTGAGGATAAACCTGAGCCTACTCCTTACAATGACAAGCCTCTTTCAGATAGAGTAACAGCCCTTGAAGGCAAGACTGACAACTTTGTGTCTAATGTTGGTGTATCTAGAGAAGGTAACACAGTAAAACTAACTTACACTATGGTCAATGGTGACAATAAGGAAGTAGAATTTACCGATAATGATACTGTTTCTATGGCTTATGATGACAGTGCCCTTAGAGGAAGAGTTGAAGCCTTAGAAAACAAACAAGACAAAGATACTGTGTATGATGACTCAGAGCTTAAAGAAGAGGTACATGACCTAGGAAGCTCTGTGGCTAGTGCTTTAAGTGATATTGCTACAATTAAGGTTAATAATGAAGCTAGACTTTCTGCTCTTGAAACTAAAGAGGACAAAGACAAGCAAACACTTTCACTTGAAGGTAATACCCTAAGCATCTCAAATGGTAACTCTGTGGAGCTTCCTACACCTACTATTCCTACAGTTAAACCTACTGTGGTTACAACTGATTCAGAAGGGGTTAAAGTAACTCATTCTGAGACAGAAGATGCTAACACTTACAATGTAAATATCAATGGTGCTTTAGCTAACTACTATGATAAGTCTAAAACTTACACAAAGAATGAAGTTGATAACCTTATTGTTAAGCAAGAAGAAAAAGCAACTGATATTACTGTGTACAGAGGTACTTTCACTAACAGAGAGCTTGTTCAAGAAGGTACTTTTGATACAGATAGGTCACCTAGAATAACTCTTACTTACTCTAGTAGTACAGGTGTGGGTATCTTAAAAGTAGACTTTAAGATTCTTAAAGCTGTTGGTCAAGGCGCTGTGATTGCACAATTACCAAAAGGTTCACCTAAACCTGCTGAGCTTATTGAGGCTCAAGTATGGGTAGGAGATACTTATACATCCATTTGGATGGATAAAGGAGCTGATACAGTAAGAATGTATGCTACAAGTGATGCCAATATCTTTAACAAACGTGTCATCATAAACATCCCTGGTATCTTTAAGAAATAATGAGGTAACATAATGAAATTGAACAATGAAGTATATGACATCCTAAAATTCATTGTTACAACAGCACTCCCTGCATTTACAACATTTGCAGGGGTTGTTGGTGTTCAATTAGGATATGACATGACAACACCTGTTGTTATTTTAACTGCTTTAGATACTTTCCTAGGAGCACTTATTGGTCTTTCAAGTATCTCTTACAAAAAAGAAAATGAGTAACTAACATGGCAGATAACTGTTTGAGCAAAAACTGTGAATGTGAGAAAGTTGAGCCAAGACCAGAGAACTGTGCCAAGTTACTAGAATTAAATGACCTGAAGATTAGACCTGCCATGAGGAAAATTTCAACCTCTGACTGGTGTAATCTTCCAGAGGCAATTAGACAAGCTTTCTATGGGGTATGGTGTGTAATCAAGAACATTGTAGGTTTCTTGTGCTATATCATTAGAAAGCTTGAATGCCTTGAGCAAAAAGTAGATGCCATGTGTGCTGTAGCTAAATGCCAAAATGAGGCTCTTATGGCTGTGGTAGAGAAAGCTAAAAATGATATGCTTAAGAATGTTACATTTACAATGCGCTCAAAAGGTTCATCAGTAGAAATTCATGGTGCAACTACCTACACAGACATTAAGACTTCCAATGATGGCTCATTTGAGCTTAAATGGAATATGGTGTGGAGTGGTACAGAACGTGGTACTGGTGTAGTAAAAGGAAAAATTGTACAAATCAATACACTAAATGAAGATAGCTCAATTAACTCACATATTGCAAAAATAGAGTTCACAGGTATTGAGTATAGTGGTGATGGTCAGGCTTATCCTGCTCAAGCAACATTCTCAATTAAAACCTCTAGTGGAACAACACACTTTACTAAATCTTATGATGTAGGTTCTAGTTGGTCTGATAGCATTTCTGATATGACTATTGGAAAAGACTTTGTATTTAGACCAGGTGAAGCAACAGTCCTAGAATTGTTTAACACTGCTGATGAATGGGTAGATGCTAATACTTATGGTAGTGTTGAAGCAAGCTATGTAAATGAGAATGAACCTAAACCACAACCTAAACCATGTGAGATTAAGTGTGATAAGTGTTAGGAGGTACTATGTCAAGTTGTAATTGTAACTGCAAAGACAGAAAGTTTAATGGTAAATGGTGTAACAACAATGAAGAGCAAAATGACATTAAACGAGCTGGTGATATTGTAAAAGACTCTGAGCAGTGTGACATTATTCCTAACACTGAAAAAGGTATAGCCCTTCTGTGGTGTAGACTTAGAGAAATCATCCTAACTATATGTGATATATTCAAGAGAATGAAAAGACTTCAAGAGAAAATGAAATATATCTGTGAAGTTCATAAGTGTATCAATAGTAAACTAGGTGAAATGATAGCTAAGCCTGCTGTAGCTAAGGAAAACATTGACATCATTAGACGGTATGGTAATAAAGCACCTAACTCTAATGATGCACAAGCTGTTTACAATGAAGCACTTTCTTACTATAATGCACAAGTAGCTAGGTATGAAAATGCTAAACGTAGAATAGCAGAGATGCGTAGTGATAGCTCCAAGTATGAAGTTGATGATATTATCATTACAGGAAGACCTAATCCTGCAAGAGCAGGTTCGTTTGACTACTACTCTAGACTAGCTATAGCAACTACAAAACCAGGTGTAGAATACCCTGTAGGGGGTATATCATTTGGTAGTAATAGAGCTGTTGACTTTGTTGGAGGAGACCTTCGCCCAGGAGCTTATACTATTCTAAGAAATGTAGGGGTTACAAGTAGTGGTAAGGCTATTCACATGAAAGTAACATTTAAGTCAATGGATTTAAGTTCTCATGCTACAACTAGTGGTGCTTATGGTGAGAAAGAATGGCTCACTGTGAGGTCAGAGAGTGGTGCTGTATCAATCTCAATAGGTAACTTCTATAGAGTAACAGGTACATTTGACTTCTTTGATGATTCAGGAGCACCTTTAAACCTACTTACAGTAAATGTCGTAAATGACATTGACTATAAACAAGGGTTCTTTGTGTACTACAATAACAGTAGAACAATTTACTATAATCCTGATGGTTCTGGAATTATCAGAAAAGGTAAATATGCAGTAGCAGAAGAGAGCTATAATGCTAAAAATGAGAGCAGTATTCCTAAAGGCTCTTTAGTCTTTGCAGGAGTAGGTTCTTCTATTGATTGGGATATTATAGCTAATCACCCTGGAGTTACTTATATTGATGAGGATAACAATAGGGATACAAGTTGGATTATGAGTTTCTTTGGTAACTACTTTAAAGGTGAGGTTGTTGACTTGCATGAGCCACAAAAACCAGTTAAACCTGAACCTCCAAAAGAACTTTGTAGCCTAACAGACTGTAACTTTGATTGCTTAGGAGATAAATAATGTCAGATTGTGTAAACTGTCAGTGTGAAGATATAGTGGTTGGTAAGACAGGTTGCCAATCACTCTTAGCACAAAATGATGACAAAATCAAAATGCACGCACTTGTCCTTAGAGACAGTCAACTGTGTGATATTGTAGACCAAACAGCTAAGTTTGCCTACTCACAGTGGTGCTTTAACAAAAATGTGTCTAATCAGCTTTGTTGGTTAGCCAATAACAGTGGTGGAGGAAGTGCTCCTACCTATAAAGCAGGCAATATGATTACCATCTCTCAGGATGGTACAATTAGCTTTTCAGGTACTATTCCTGAACAAGCACAGCCTTACAATGATTCAGCACTTAGAGCAGAGAACGAAAAGCTCAAAAGGGTTTTAACAAAAATTATAAACAACTTGCAAGCTAGTGGAGCTTGGCAAGGTGGACTAGATGGAGACTTTGTACCTAACCGTAATATTGCTACAGGTAACATTAACTTGTTCAGTAATACTACTGATGGAGGACACTTTATTCGTACAAATAATGGAAGTACAGAGAATGACTTAGCAGGAGGAATTGGATAATGAGTTGTTATTCTTGTGGAGGAAATCCAAATACATTTTGTAGAGATTGTACCTACCCTAAAGACACTTGGATTGCTCCTGTGGATAAACTACCTGATACTTTCATGGGTGATTTTGACCACTTATTCAGAACTCCTGACGGTAATCTTTATGCACTAGCTCCTGAGAGAGATAGATGGATTCGTGTCAATGGAGAAGCAGGTAACGCTGTTTCTTACAATGACACAGAACTAAAGAAAAGGATTACAGCCTTAGAAGGAAGAACAGATAATTTTGTATCAGGTATTGGAGTATCTAGAGAAGGTGATAAGGTAAAACTTAAATACACATTTATTGATGGTACTCATAAAGAGGTAGAATTTGAAGATAAAGACACTAAGTCTATTGCCTATGACGATTCTGCTCTTAAAGCTAGAGTATCAGCTCTTGAAGGTAGACAAGATAGGGATACTGTTTATGATGATAGTACACTCAAGGCAAGGGTAAAAGCACTAGAAGACAAACCTGCTCCTACAATTCCAAAAGAACCTGTTCACAGATTTTACAATGGCGATATTCCAGGAGCAGGTAATCCTGCTGATATAAAGACTGTGAGCAAAAATAACTTCAGAAATCCTGATGGAATTAAAGCTGGGGATACACTAGAGGATTTTGCTACAGACTCTAATAGTGTTAGTAGAAGTATTTGGAAGGTATTAGAGGTTGATGGAGATAATGTAAAAGTACAAGGTATTGGTAATTATTTCACTAACCTACGTAAGAACTTAAATTACAATCCTGACACAAAACAATTATCCATTGATGGTGGTAATACAATCACTTTACCAAGTGAAAAACAGACCATTTCTAAACAAGGTAATAAACTCATTCTATCTAATGGTGGAGGAGAAGTTGACCTACCACAGCCAAACAATGCAGTAGCTTATGACGATAAACCTTTACGTGATAGAGTAACTGCTTTGGAAGGAAGAAGAGACAACGACAACCAAACTCTAACACTTAATGATAGAACCCTATCAATTTCAAATGGAAATTCAGTGACACTACCAAGTGATAAGCAAACTATTTCTAAGCAAGGGAATAAGCTTGTGTTATCAAACGGAGGAGGGGAAATTGATTTACCTACTCCAAAAGACTCTGTGCCTTATGATGATACAGCATTGAGAAATAGGGTTAAGGCTTTGGAGGATAAACCTGCTCCTGCTAAACAAAAATTATCCCTTTCAGGAAATACACTATCTCTTACAGATGGTGGCTCTGTAACCCTACCTGATAATAGTCAACCTGTGCATAGGTTCTACAATGGAGATATTCCAGGTAGAGCTGATACCAACACAGTAAAAACTGTACCTAAATCAGGCTTTAGAAACCCTGATGGTATTAAAGTAGGTGACACAGTAGAGGACTACTGGTCTGACAAAAATACTATCAATAGGGGTATATGGAAAGTCACAGAGGTTAAAGGTAATGATGTTAAGGTTCAAGGTATTGGTAACTATGATGCTAATATCAGAAGAAACCTATCATTCAATGCTAACACAAGAACTCTCACTATTGATGAGGGAGGTAGTGTTACCCTTCCTAATGATAAACAAACTATCAGCAAGAGTGGTAATAAGATTGTGTTGTCTAATGGTGGTGGAGAGGTAGATATCCCTACTGCAACACCTTACAATGATGCAGATATTAAGCGTAGACTTGGTGTGCTTGAAGCTAAGCCTGATAATGACAAACAGACACTATCTATCAGTGGAAACACTTTGTCTATATCAAATGGCAATTCTGTGAATATACCACAACCAAACCTTAGTGGATACGTTCCTATTGATGAGTATAACAAGCTAAAAGGTGCTTTAGAGAAGTTACTTACTGACCTTAAAGGTTCAGGTGCTTGGAGACAAACTGGTGCAACTGTGTTTGAAGGCTCACTTGACCCTAACAGACACTTAGCTACAGGTAATATTAACTTGTTTGGTGGAGCTACAGATGGAAGCTCATTTATTAGAACTAATAATGGAAGCACAGAAAATGACCTTGCAGGAGGTATTGGTTAATGGCTAGTTGGAAGGATGGTAAGGGTCTCTATACTTGGGGTACTTATAGTAACCGAGGAGACCATACCAAAATTTATGTAGTTGGTGGGCCTGGAGGTGGTGACAGTAACTACTTCTATATCTCTAATGAAGACATGAGTGCTCTTAGAGCTAGAAACTTTGGTACTGGTGTTCACTTCTGGTGGGAAGGTAAAACACTAAAAGTAACAATCAACTTGCTTATCCTTACAGCAAGGGATGATTATAGAGTCCTCAGTGGTGAGAGAGTAAAATATGTTGGTGATAGTAGTGTTGACTATAACTTCTTTGCCAACCTTCAATACCAAACTAGGGATGGTCAATGGCACAAGCTGGGAGACCACTTAGTAAACACTCACTATGGTGGAGAGCCTATCTACCCTAAAGAAGGATGGGATACACAGAAGTCAGGTTACTTGTGGAATACTTTCTCCTTCCCTGATATCAATATAGATGATGTTAAGCAATTCTCTCTTGGTATTCATGGTGACTATGATGAGGTAGGTAATTGGGTTTACTACCCTATTGAACAGATTAAACCTACACCTAAGAAAGTTAATCTTAGAGTAAAATATGTTGATGCTGAGACAGGTAGAGAGCTTGCTTCTCCTATTGTGTACAGCGTAGATGCAGGTACTAGTCATAGAGAAGAAGCTAAAGTCATCCAAGGTTACACTCCAAGACAGACATTCTTCCAACTTAATATCAATGAGGACACAGAATTTACTTTCCGATACAATAGGAATAGAGAGTATAGAGATGTTACTGTTGAATATGTGGAAGAGGGTACTGGAAGAAAACTAAGGGATAGTATAGTTCTTTATAGGCAAGAGGTAGGTACTAATGTAAGTGCTCCTGCTCAACCTATACAAGGTTATCATCCTGATAGCTCTTATAAGACTATATTAGTTGATAAAGGAACTAATGTCATTAGGTTTATCTACTCTAGAAATATCACTTATATCAGACCATGGGCTATTAGAAAAGCAGGTGTGTGGAAATCATTCACCACTAATAGCACAAATATGATTAAGCGTGTAGGAGGTTCTTGGAGCAAGAAAGATACTTCAATGGACTCTTCTCTAGCAGGAAGAGATAAGTCACCTAGTGATACTAATGGTAACAAATCTGCAAGCTATATCCGTAAGAGTGGTAGCTGGAAGAGACAAGGAAAGATAGGTAGCTAATGGTAGCAACTGATAAGAAAGAAACAAAGCTTAATGAAGCATCCTTCACAAGCTATAAGGACAATGCAAAAGACCATTGTTGGTATGATAGCTGTGACTGTGATGATGTTATGGTAGCTGACTGTAATGCTCTTGTGGAGGAGAATAACAAAGGAGTAGGTAGATTCGCTTGTATGGCAGAATCACAAAAATGCTATAATCCTAAGTTCTTTAGTTCCTTCATTAAGAAGTTAGCTTGTCAGCTTAATCACTACATTGAAAACATCTGTGCCTTATGGGATATGGTTCAGTGTATGGGTGAATACCTAGCAACTATTGGAGATATGGGTACAGTTCAAGTAAACTATGCTAGAAACTCTGCTGTATCTTCTGCTACGTTCCTTTACCCTATCACCAAAGAATATGATGTATCTCTTTACATGGATTCAACTACAGGTGTTGACTTTGATAGTGATGACAAACGTAGAAAACTTACAGACAGAAAGTATAGAGTATACATTAGATGGTGTGCTGATGGTACAACACTTAAAGCCAATGAAGACAACACAATGCAGTTTGTGGTATATCATAGTGGAGAAAATTACACAGATGATATGCTTAAACAGCGTTCAGTCCATTGGCAGATGACAGGAGTTACTGATGGTGCTATGGAAATGAGTGACACACTTATTATTCCTGAAGGTCAGTACATTAAAGTCAGAGTAGTTCCTGATAACAATGCAAGTGGTGTGTTTAGGGTTCACCAATTTAAGGTTGAATACGTTCCTGTGGTAGATGGTAAGGACTTACCTGACTGTCTCAAGTTCACAGAAATTCCTAAATCAGACTGTGATTGTAAAAAATAAAAAGAGCCTTAATTGGCTCTTTTCTTTTATACTTTTATTCCTAATGGTTTAAATTTAACATAGTGAGGTGATACATATATTATCCTACTAATCCAAGGATGGTGATGTATAAGTACCTTTGACCCTGAGTGGAATAAATTAGGCATAGTACCCTCATCCCTAATGAAGAAGTCATGTATATTAGCACTAGTGCCTACGTAATAACCTGTAGTATAGAGTGAACCTACAAGTGTAGCTCTTCTGATATACTCTACATGACCTTCAACTAGGTATTTTTCTATATCTTCAGCAGAAATCATACTATAACACCTCCTACACTATGTTTCACATGAAACATTCCCTCACATGTGGTATAGATAATACCATCTTTCTCATCTTGTTTGTCTACAAACCAACATCTACCGTAGGCTCTTTCATCATTAAAGATACCACTATGTAGTAAGTAAGGGTCTTCATCTGTTGGAAATGCTTTATCAAGTAATGGTTCATCAGCAATGAAAAGGTAACTAAGTTCTCCTCTAACATCTATAGAAACTAGCATACCATGACACAATTCATCAAATGGGTTACCACTTAATACACCATAACCTTCAATCTTTCTTACTTTACTACCTGACCATCCATCATATAGTTTATATGTACGTAGAACACCAATATCAATCATTACTTCTTACCTCTTATATATCTTCCATATAGAGCTTGATTACCCTTAAGACCTAAAGCCTTTTCAGTATATGCAACAAAGCCTGTTCCTACCATAGTAGGATATAGGCTATTTTGTTCTGCTCTAATATTTTTACGCTTTCTACGAAGCTGTTTCTGCTTCTGTGGATTACGTGTAGATGCAATAGCTTGTCCTAGCTCTATATGCCTCTTCTCAAGCTCAATATAGAGGTCAGAAGCCTTCTCAGGACTAATCTCCTTCACACCAATCTTCATAATACCAAAGCTCCTCTCCGTTACGTTTTAGGATAATATCAACATCACCCTCGTTAGTTCTAGTGTAATTTTTATCATCACAGAGCCATTCACGTATAAACTGATTACGTAACACATAACTATCTAACTCTACTGTATGATAGCAGTTACCTAACTCATCTATACGTTTAAGAACCCATTTCTTCTTTATAGTAGTCATACATACTCCTTGCAATAACTAATCCATTTATTCTTCGCTTTACCTTTGAGTCTTCTCTCAGCCTAGTAAGAACACCTTTTTGGTTAAAGGTAAAATACCGATAACCTATAAGCATCTGTGTGACATCATGAGGAAGTATAAGTCTTTCCTTATTATCTAGGAACTTTTGGCTGATATACCAATCCATAATGTCACTAGTAAATTCCTTATAGGCTTTAGTTGAGTAGCTTCTTCCTGTAATCTGCTTATACATATCTCTAGCTGAATCAGGAACACAAGGTATAAAGTCAATCCTAACCTCTAACTCATTGATATAACTAAAGTCAGATGCTAGTTGATAAGCTGTAGCATACTTAATCCCATATACCTTCTCAAACTCATAGAAGTGTCTAGCAATCTCAGAAGTCTTCCATCTATAGAAGTTATCTTTAGGTAACTTATCAAGGAAGTCACAAGCTACAGCTAGTAGAAATTCTCCTCTAGACAGTCCTGTGATACCTGTCCTAGTTAGTGGAGTATGATACTTGTTTTCTACTATAGTTGTTTCCCTATTAAGGTACTTGGCCAGTTTATGTAAGTCTTGTAACTCAAATACCTCTTTCTTGTTAGAATACCGTCTAACAATCGTAGTGTCTCCTACAAGCCTATAGATGAGCACAGTGAGCAGTTTATCTCTTAAGGGTACTGGATGATTATTAAGAGTTCTAATCATCACCTGTGACATGTCATCAAGGTATTTTAGGTTGTTAGGGTAGTGTCTACGTGCTAGAGGTCTATTATTCAGTTCTACAAGACCATACTTATGCTCAAAGGCATCTCTTCGCATGAGTATGTATTCTTTGAAAGTTGTAAGGTTTACTTGCATGTCTTCCTCCTAGGTATGCACAATGTCTTAGCTAAAGTCAGCAAAAAATGAAAAATTATAGAAAGGATAAAATAATTTATGAATATAGGCACGCTATTCAAACTAATGGAGATATATGAAACTAGACATTGTGCACACTTAGGAAGGAGCTATGCTCCTCCTAGAAAGGAATAAATATACCATCAAGGCAAAAATCATGACCGAGGGAATTACCCTCACAGAAGTAATAAGGATATGAGAAAGGAATCAGGCTTAGTGACTGTTACTTACACAAGTGAACTAGCTTACTTATTACCTCTGTGAGAATAATAGCTGAGTTGTTAATTAGAAATAATTTCTTTCCTTATTTGTTTTAAAGTTTTCTCAGCTACATCCTCTTAGACTAATACCTTTTTAGGTGGTTAGTTACTCTGCATCAGACCAATCGTCATCATCATCTTCATCATCAGAAGTTACATCAGCATCTTCTTCATCATCTGAGTCTTCTAGTGTGAAGTAGTTGAATACATTCCATGTAGGTTTGTCATTGTAAGGTTCACCTTCAGCAATGATGATTCCTACATATTTACCTTCCAATTCTGATTCTTCAACAGCTTCTTCACCTTCAAGACCACAAGCCTTAAGGATGTTGAATAGCTGTTCACGACCAATCTTATTGTCAATGATTCGTCCTGTAATTGTCTTAGGTGAGTTCTTACCAAACTCTCCCTTGAATACAATTTCAAGCATGTCTAGACCTGATTTAGATACCTTCTGAGTTACTCCTTGGATAAGAGCCTCATATTTACCTGGTACGTAGACTGTTTCTGCTTTTTCTGTTGGTTTAATACGGATTGCTACCATTATTCTTTATCTCCTTTTAGTTTTGACTGAGTTGTTCCATCTGTAAGACCTACTAATAATTCCCATGTAGCATTAGTTACTGTGTCAGGGATAGCCAAGTCAGGCTTACGTGTCACCTTAAGTGTATAGATAGGGTTACCTGCTAAACGTACTTGATAGAAGTCTTTAACCTTCTTCTCACCCTTAACTACCTTAGACTTAGTTACACGCTCTGTGTGACCAATGATACGTGCTGATGCAGTCAAGTGACTAGCTAGTGAAGGCATTAAGTTAGGGATTACTTGAGCAGGAACATCTTCATCTACAACATCTTCAATATTGATAGACTTTTCTTGACAGATAACATACACGTTCTTACCTTCATAAGATAGGCTCACAAGCTCATCAATAAAGGCTTTCAATAGTGTATTAGCCTCACCATACATAGGCAATGTCATCTTCTTAGAATTAGCTGACTTCATTAGGTATTTGTAACAAAGCTCTTGAACATTAGTCAAATGGTCAACAGCAATGCTGTCAAAGTCTTTAGCATAAGACAAAGCTTCTAATACATCATCCCAAGTAACACACTCAGCTACGGAGAAACGGTCATCTTGTGACACAGAGGCTAAGCCTTTATCTGTATCAAGGATAAGTACATTCCCTGGTAGAGTGTTAATAAATGTAGTCTTAGAACTACCTGGTTTACCATACAATACAGTTAATGTATGTAAGCGTACCTTGTTAAGTTTTTTAATCTTCATGGTTTTCCTCCTTACTTACCAGTAGAACCATATCCACCTCGGTCTTTATTACCTAGGTGAATTACTTCTACAAATCTTAGAGTTGGTTGATTCTCCAAGATTCTGAATTGACATAATCGTTGACCTTTTTCTACCCTACCATCTTTGGTAGCATAGAACTTAGCACCCCAATAGTCATTATCTCCACAGAATGAATTGTCAATAATACCCATACTGTTTGTGAGTAATAGCCCTGTGTGTTGGAAAGTGCTTGAGCGTGGTAGAAGATGAGCCTCAAAGCCTTTAGGTAGCTCCATAGCCACACCAAAGTCAATAATAACTGTGTCTCCTGCCTTATACTCAATCTCTGTGTTAGATGCTAGGTCAACCCAATCACCTACACTAATATGTTTAATAGGACTAACTAAGTCATCCCTAGTTTTAACCTTAATTACATCTTCGTGATGCCATACCTTATAGGTTACAAAGAACTTACCTACAAAGTACAGAGCAATCATAAGAATGATGACTAATTCTGTCTTTGTCACTTAGATGACTCCTCCAGTTCTTTAATTAACTCATCTACTAAACTAATCATGTCTTCACAATAAGTTACATAGTATGTTTTTCCTGTTGATTGTGAGGCAAGTCTTACAAATAGGTACTGCTTGTGAGAAAAGTCTTTCACTTCACCAGGAACAACTAAGTAAAACTTCCCTGAATGATGGATATTGCCCTCTTGTTCTTCCTTAATAGCTTTTTCTAGGAATACTTTAGCTTTCTTAAGGTCTTCAATACCATTTTTATATTTGTATCTCCACACATACTTCACAGCAGATGCAATCAATGGGTCAAGTCCTGCTTTTACCCAAAAATCCCAACACTCTAACTTATTTTGTGTGTATCGTTTAGGGTTTACAATATCCTCTTTCATTTGTCCTCCCTAGTTATCACATATACATAAGCTAATATTAGTAAGCATAGTAAAAACGTAGCTGTGTTATCATCCATTGTCTAACTCCCTTACCCTTACCTTAAGCTCAATAAGGTCATTCTCAGCTCTTAGAAGCTCTACATAGCGTTTAGCTGATAGTGACACAGAGGTTACTCCATCAATACCTGCAACAAGGTCTTTGAAGTTTCTTTCACCTTCTATATCACGCTTAGCAATCCTATCTTCTAGATACCTATTAGACTGTTTATACATCTCAATGTCTTCTTCAAGCTTGTGGTTCTTATAAATCTGAATACAAAACATAGCTACAGTAACAGCTAGTAGAAGAATACAAAGTGCAAAATCTTGATTCATTTACTAAACCTATAGTGCTTCACTAAGAAGCCTTCACCTTTCATTGTTACTACAACATTATCATCAATAAGCTTATCAGATAATCCTGTGTAGAAGGTATCTCCCTTAAAGTCACCCTCTATATAGCTCACAACAGCTTCATCACAGTGAGCTTCAAATTGTTTGAAGGTATTAGCACCTCCAATAATCCACATGTCCTTATCACTATCATTATAGAAGTCTATTACCTCTTTAACTGAATGAGCAATATACACATTAGCATCATCATAGCCTTCAATCTCATCTCTGTGAGTTAAGACAATGTTGATTCTATTTCTTAGTGGCTTACTGCCTATAGACTTCCAAGTTGAATAGCCCATAACAATAATACCACCTGTTGTTTGGTTTTTAAAATAGTTCAAGTCTGACTTGTTAGACCAAGGTAGTTTACCTTTATTTCCAATCAAACCTTTACTATCTTGTGCCCAAATAAATTTAACCATTATTTTCTTTCCAATAGACAATAGCTGTATAATAGAAGCTAAGACCCATTTCACTAGCAGATAAACTTATCCTTACATCTTCTTTAAATCTGATAAATCTATTTATATCATCTTCTAGTGAAAATCTATCATCATTTCTGAATATTTTACATTTCATATAAAGTAAAGGCTACACAGACTATCCATGTAGCCTCCTCCTTAATTAGTCTTCTACTTGAACTAGGAAAGCTTCGTGGTTGAATTGAGGGAAACGTTCCTTAATTTCATCCATTGTGAACTTACCTACTTTGTCTGTACCTTTACCTAGTACATCAGATTCTTCTGTGAACCCTGAAAGTTCTCCATTTGCATTGATAGCAATGTAAGGAGCTTTTACATTACGTGGTTTCTTACCAATGTAAATAACATAACGTGGTTCAGAAGAAGCTTTAACTTCTTCTTTGTCTTGTGCACCTGTTAGGTCAATACCTAATGCTTGTGCAAGGTTGAGTAGTAATTCTTTATTGTCAGCCATGATGCCAACCTCCTTAAAATATTTTGTAGAGGGTTTAGTGTGATTTTCTCTACCACCACATAAATAGTTTATCAAAAACGTGTTACTTTGTCAATACCTTTTTTAAATTTTTTTGAAATTTTTTTCAACAAATTCATCAAGGTCTTCTGTAATGTCTCCAATATACACTTTATAGAAGTAGTCATACACGTTAGGTTGTCGTTTAGTTGGAGGAATATACAATCGTAAATCAGGATTTTTAGCAATCATTGAAGATAACTCACAGAATTGTTCATACATGTCCTCACAACGGAATTTATTGTAGTTAAATTTAACATGCTTAACTCTATAGGCTCTACCTACAAGCTTCTCTTTAGGGTTTACACACTCAAATGAGAAGTCTTTAACCTTATAACCTAAATTGGTCATAACCTGCATATACATGTTTGCTTGTAGGCTATACTTAAGTTTATCCACTTGTGGTGCTTCACTGTAGGTCTTATAGTCAATTAGAGACACAGTTCCATCACCATTGTCAATCACAGCATCAATATAGCCAATGAACTCATGACCATTAGGTAGGTCAACCTCAATCTTCTTCTCAGTCTCAATGACTTTAGAGAAGTCTACAGTCTCTCCACTACTTAGGTAACGTTCAATAGCCAATAGACCTGTCATTCGTGCTTCATCAGAGAAAGGTGAATGTTCATGCACAGATAGTGCTAGATGCTTTACCTTCTCCTCAGAAAGCTCTCCATTGTGGTCAGCCATAATCTCCATAGCTGTGTGGAAAATAGTACCTCTATCCATGTACTTAGTACGTGAAGGGTCAGGTAGTTCTTTATACTCAGCTATGTATTTACACCAATGTTCCCAAGGATTTTCTAGGTAAGTATTTAATCGTGATACACTAAATCTCATAAGTAAATCTCACTTTCTGTGTCTTTATAAATTGAATATACTTAGTGTTTACTTGAACAGTATATAACTGCTTTAGTTTTTCATCTAAAATAACTATAGATAAAGGATTACCCATAAAGAAATTATGTTCCAAGTCACTCTTTTCCTTATCAGTCATAAAGCAACTCAAGCTCTCATTACTACCTAATTTTAGGTAAACCTCATATAAATTATTACTTTCTTCTCCTAGCTTCTCTAGTAATATATCTGCCTTAGAAGAAGTATCATAAGCAACTGTCATAATCAGTCCTCCAATTCTTTAGCAAATTGCCAAGCCCATGATAAAGGAGACTCCTTAATCTTGTCTTCTGTAAGTTGTTGCACAGTCTGTCTTGAGTGCTTAATGAGCTTATCCATAGATAGATAGTCATGAGTATCTAAGAAAACTTCTCCTGAACAGTTTACAGCTAACCTATTATACATACCTTTACCCACAGGAATAGCTACATAATAGTATGTTTCTTTCACAGTGTAACCATTTTCCCAAGCATCAATGAATGTAATTCTATTTCTACTTGACTTGAACCATTCTTTAATTTTAGGTAAATCTGACTGTCTTGCATAGTTATATAAGCAATACTTATCTACTAGGAAGCTTCTTACAAAGTCTACATTTGTCAATTTACAATAATCAATCCAATGAGCAATATAGTCAGGAATTTCTACCTTCTTTACCTTAATAGTATTCTCCATTGCTTCATCAAATCTACCTTGCTCATAACCATCATGGTATGTTTTTAACATAACATCACTACCAAGTTCAGAAAGAATTTCTTTAGTCCATATAATTCTAGAATTATTGTCTAAACCTTCTATTCTTCTAATTACTTTCTTAAGAGTAATATTGAATTTTCCACTGTCATATACCATAAACAACCTCCTTACTTGTTATCTAAGTGAAAAATTAAAGTATCAAATCTCATTCCTAGAGATTCATCAACACTTGTACGCTGTGTACGTTCTGTGTTAAGTTCTTTACGTAAGCTCTTTACCTCATGGTCTAATTCATTCATCCTCTTCCAACTCAGACAAATCACTAGAATTGCTACCAATGTCAGTAACCCACTTACCATAAAGAACAGCTTTGAGAACATCTTTCTCATTGTCTTTTGTGATAAATCCACTGTTATCTAATTCCTTTACTGTATCTACCACACCAAGATTTTCCTTCTTACACTTAAGTATAACTCGTGCAACCTTAGTGTCTAGTGTAGGTATACCCTCATCCACATATTTGAATAGGTCTACCTCAAAAATGTTAGATAGCTTCTTTAGATTAGAAGGAGAAGGCATATTTTCTCCCTTTTCCCATGTTGCTATCCTAGAGTTACCAACGTAACCCATTCTTTTTGCTAGTTGCATTTGTGTCATTCCCTCTGAAATGCGCAACTCTCTTATCCGTTTTCCCAATACGCTCACTTATAGTAAACCCTACTTTCTTTTCATCTTTTCTCATAGGCTTAGAGATAACCTCTTCCTTTGAGATAAAGTCAGTGTACTCAGGGTAACTATTCTTAAGCTCATCAACTACTTCAGAGGATACTGTGAACTTATTAGGTTCTACAGTCCATCCTGTGAATCCATTGTCATACTTACATAGGTAGTGACCTGAAGGCAGTTTAATGTAATAAACTTCCTTAGTGTCATTCTTAAGTGTATATGCTCCACAGAGGATTGCTCTACCTACTCTATCAACAATATCATCTATATCAGAAAAGTTTTTACCTTGCATAAGGTCTTTTCTCCAAGAGATAAACTCAGTAGTCTTAGCTTTAAGTACATAGTTTAGATAGCCAAGAGCACTAACTTTTTCTTCTACCGTACTCTTACCAACTCTATCTACAAAACGTGCTTCATAATAATCTAGTTCAGGAATTTCTACCTCAACTTTTACTGTCTTAATGCTTGATTCAACTTCATTCTTAGTATCATCTACTGTGTTATTAAGTCTTTGCTCTACTTCTTCACCTTTTGCTTCCTTATAATCATCAGCATAATAATCTTTTACTTTGCCAATAGAGTCTGACCTAATTGTTGAATAATCTTCTGTTAAAAACTTGTTTAGTGTGTGATATGAAATACCAATAGCTTTGCATAGCTCAGCTTTCGTCATAGTTTCTAAACTCTTAAGTAATTTTTCTTTCATTTTAAATCCTTTCTTTATTACGTATACTAGTATACATCATTATCGGATAATTGTCAATAGAAAAATTGAGAAATAATTAAAAAATTTTAATTATTTCCCATCTTCTTTAAGTTGGTCTGTTAAACATGCACTACATGGAGTAACTTCATAGCCTAGAAACATTGCTAAAACCTGATTTGCAATACGTGATTGCTCAATAAACACAGATTTAACATCATCATTGGCTAGGTCTACTTGCCAAGCTTCAAAGGAAGTGATTACAGCCACTAGAACATGCTTTAGCAAGCACCAAAGGTCAGGGTTACCCATTTCATTGGCTTGGTTCTTAAGAAGCACCATAGCTCTCCTACGCTGTTCTGTGACCTGCTGTAGTGCATTTGTAATTTGATGCACACGTTCTTTAGTGTCATACACAGCGATTCGGTCTTCTTCAGTTTGGTCTTCCTGTCCTTGCTTATACCAATACTTAATTTGGTCTTCATACTTACGCACAAGAATTTCCATGTGGTATTCACTAGCTCCTAAGTGCATAATGTTTGTGATAATGTCTTCTGTGATTCCCACAGAACTATTCTTATTTACTATTACCATTTACTAATCCTCTATAGTAATACCTCACAAAGTAGGTATTCTTTGTCAATTTAAAGGCTCTTTCATAAAAAGCCAATGCCCTCTCACTTGTGAAAAACTTGTGCTCTTCAACAAGCTTACCATCAAAATACTCCTCAACTATAAACATCTTCTCGGTATCCATTACTAATAATGAATCTTGCTAGTGCTTCTGATTCCTCTGAATGAGTAGGGTAGTGAATAATAAGCTGTTCACTCTCATCACCAAAAGCATAAGTGAAGGCTATATTGTGAGATACATACTGTGTCTTCATGTGAGTTACAGCAACCATTCGCCTTACTGCAAAGTTAATCTTAGCAGGAAGCCTAAAGTTTAGCTTGTAAATCTCATCATAGCTAGGGAAGGAAGGTATCTTAGCCTTATACTTACGATTAAGATACCTAATTCCCTTGATAAAGAAAGCAAGTACGTATTCCTCACCGTCTACACCAATTTCATAGCAAGGGTCATAGTCAATTTGTTTTTGTATGTAATGCTCAGGGTCAAGTTTAAAACATTCCCTGTTGAAAGCTCTTAGTTGTAAGTAGTCTTTCTTTGAGTAAGCAGGTTTATCATACAAATACATCAATGTCCTCCCCAACATTGAGAAACTTCTACATCTGCAATAATAGGTATAGGTTTCTCTAATCCTTCTAATATTGAAGGATTTTCCATCATTTCTTTTAGTACAGGAACAAGCTCATCTACATAATCATCTCTAATCTCAAAGAGAATCGCATCATGCACAGAGCCTAAAACATTGAACCTAGAGTGGTCAAGCTCTTTACTGAATACAATGTCAGCTAAAGCACTAGTACACAAGTCAGAACCAAACCCTTGTACTGGTGAGTTAATTGCTTGTCGCTCATCTGCTGAGCGTAAAGCAAAGTTATTACTGTGAATATTCTTAAACCATCTTTTTCTTCCAATAGGCGATTTAATATATCCATAAGTGCGAGCATAGTCCTTACACTCTTCATGCCATGTAAGTAGTGTAGGGTAAGCATTAAAGAAGTCTGCTCGGATTTTCTCACTATCCTCTTGTGTAAGGTCTAAACCATAATTTTTAGCATACTGAACAAATGTCTTAGCCATCATTCCATAGAGGAATCCAAAATTACAGTTACCTTGAATAGAGACTTTACCATTATGTCTGATTACAATGTTATGCTCAGGAACAGTCACACAGTATACATTATGGTTAGCTCTGTGGTGAGTTCTCAAGTCAATATGTCTACTTTCAAACCTACTTAGAGGAGACTTACCCATATTATAGGATAGTACCCAAGAATTACTAGTATTACCTATTTCATCATTATGCTTAAGTAGTCTAGCTCTTATACCTGACTGAATAGCCATAATCTGCATATACTCTAATGTTTTAAGACTCGTAGAGCTTACTATAATAAGGTTTGTATGGTTTACATGTCCATCCCAATAACTAGCTTCTTCAAGGTACACAAGAGGGTTTAGTTCTGTCAGAGAAGGTTTTAATAAGTCTTTATTTACATCACAATAGCGTTTCATAAGGCTTACATACTTGAAGTCAGATATTACAAAGTAAGTTATTTCTAACTTTCCTTGAACTTTCTCATAGTAATCAATACCAATTCTTTCAATAAGCTCTCTAAACCTATTTATTTTACGCTCTTTAGTAAATCCAAACCTAATTTGTGCCTTAGTTCTACTATAAGAACCATCAGCTACAAAACAAGCAATAAGTCTTGTTAAATCATCATCAATAAAATTACTCTTATCATAGTTATAGTATCCTGCATTTACCCAAGCATATTTTGATTGTCCGTGACCTGCAAGGTCTTTAAATGGTACTTTCTTCATATACTTTTTACCATTACTTACTTGAATAATACATTCATGGTCTGGTGTAAGTCTAAGTGAAGTATTTTCATTTTCAAACGTACAAATCTTCTGATTAGGTATCATTCTAAAGTCTGAAGGTTGAGCATAACTAATCTCTTGTGATTCAATATTGTATTGAGCCACAGGAGTTATACCATCATACATTCTAAACTCTACAAAACCATTTTCTGTAAGTATTTCAGTATCTCCACTAAAGCAAGACTTAGACTGTGTACGCTTCTTTTTCTGCTCATCATGGCTTAGGTTACTTGTATCACCAAAAAGCAATTCAGTAGTCTTACTATGTAGGTCACTGCCTGATTGATAAGCATGTTGCATATTCTCATCACCTGATAACCAACTAGCTACACGAAGTTCTAATTGGCTATAATCCTGCTCTATCAGCTTCCATCCAGGTCTAGCCTCAATAAGATTACGTACATAACTGTCTTTCGGACACTGCTGAAGATTTGGATTGCTACATGTAGTTCTTCCTGTTCTAGCTGTAATGTTAAAGCTAGGGTAAATCCTGCCATCTACTTGTAGACTTTCCCAAGACTCAATAAATGTAATGAGTTTTGAGATACGCTTATATTCAAGTAAGGTGTCTACACACTCATTACCTACATAGTTAGATAAGGTGTCAATTCCTACTGAAGGTGCTCCTTTTTCAGTACGCTCCATTACCTTAAGTCCTTGACCATAACCAATGACTACAGGTTTGAAATGTTTCTGCAAGTTTACACTTACTTTGAAAATGTATGGATTCTTTTCAACATATTCTTTCTTGAAGGCATTAGCCTCTTTCCTTGTAGAAAATTCTCCTAGTTCTATGGACTTACCATCAACTGTTTTCTCAGTAACCTTAAATGTATCGTCTAACCTCTCACCGTCTTGTCTATACACAGGTTCATCTTTCTTTGTGAATAAGATGCTGGCAACTTGTTCATTTGAGTTCCAGTTAATGTCTCCATAAAATAAAAGCTTTTCCTTGTAAGGTCTTAGGTCTTCCTGTAACTTTTCAAGGACTTCATGTCTTTTAGGACTGATAGGTACTCCACCTTTTTCAATCTCAAAGTAAGCCTTATATGCTCTCATCTCATGCTTGAATACCCTAAACAGTTCTTCTTTTCTGACTTTCTCTTTGAAAATCTTCATAAGCTTCATAGGGTATATGACATCATCAAGGGCATAACTTTTCAACTCATCTGTGATAACTCCTGTCTTAGCTTGTTTAGAAATATCATAGTCTACATGGAAATACTTTCTAGTAAGTCCTTTAAGGGTAAGGTCTTCCTCACCACAGATATGAGCCAATACTAAAGTGTCAATGTGAAGGTTAAGTGATACTCCAGTCTTTTCATACAAGAATAGCAAGTCAAACTTACCATTGTGAGTAACTAGCTTACACTCTTTAAGCTTTTTCATAAGCTTGAGCTGTCTTTTAGCTCCTAGCCTATTCCAGTCAAAGAACTTTCTTGTATACTTACTTGTTTCTGTGCTAGTAAATCCTATCTGAATAGAAGTTATTTCATTTCTGTGTCTATCAAGTCCTGTAGTCTCAATATCAAGGCATACTAGTTTTTCTGTATTGATTAAATCTAACATCTACACACCTAGAGCGTAGGCTCTCTCTAGGTATAACATCCTAGAAGCCTTTCTTATTGCTTGATTTCTCTTACGGACAATCACAGGTCTTTCTCCATCTTCACAGTCAGCAAAAATGTCTGGTACAGGAGGTTCTTCCTTCTTAAGATATTTTTCAATAAGTTCTGCATAGCCTGGTTTATCTTTAAACCTTGTAATACCATTAGTATTATTCACAGCATACCATTGAAGCCATGTAGCCTCTTCCTCAGATAAGCAAGGAAAGTTAGGTATAAGGTCAGCAGGAGGCAAACGTAGCTGTCTGATAGCTCCTGCAACACTTGACCGTCTAGGTGTCTTTGTGATATAGGTGTAAATATAATCCTCAAAGTGCATCTCTCTGCTTTGTAGGTCTGCATCAACCAATTCAATAAAGGTCTTATACACTTCAGAATTGGACTCTTCCATACACCTATCATACCACTTAGGAGTTCTATATTCTTTAGGGAATCTAGGCATCAGACTTCTCCTTTTTGCTTATCTTACCGAAACTAGCTTCCTTCTCCTCGTAGTCACTCTCATCTTTTCGTGAGTAAACCTTACAGCCCATGTTATCATCAACCACAAGGTCATAGACATCTCCTGACTTGTGATTACGGAAATAAGTAGTAAGTCTACTTGAATTGTGAGTTTTACGTTGAAGGAGAATCATAGACTCATACCAACCTTCAATGAAGGCAGAACCATACATATCAGAGGTCTGAATCTTAGCTCCTCGCTCTAGTTTTCTACTGTGGTGAATCAGCATTACAGCGCATCCTGTCTCCTTAGAAAGTCTTGATAGAATCTCTAAACGCTCTACAATATCTTGGTGACGGTTAATATCACCACTACCAAAGAGCAAGTACATAGGGTCAATGATTAAGAGCTTAACTTCTAGCTCTCTAATATCATTTACTAATTTATACATGTGCTCCATGTTGATATTGTCATCCACAAAGTATATTGGAGGAGGTGTTTCACTTCCTGTGATAGCATAAATCTTATGCTGTTCCATAGACAAGTTATTTTCACCCTGTAGGATTAGTACAGCTCCTTGCTTAACCTTTCTACCGTCAAAAGGTTTACCTGTAGCCACAGCACAAGCTAGGTTTAAGGCAAAGGTAGACTTGAATGACTTAGAAGGTGCTCCAATAATACCTACAGAACCATTTTCCCAAAACTCTTCAATCAACCAAAAGTCTGTAGGGTCAAAAGGTTCAATATCGTCAACACGGACAATATTCACAGATGTACTACGCTTCTTACCATTCTTAGTAACAGTTCGGAGTGATTTTCCTCCTTGCTCTTCAATCTTGAATTTCTTACTTAGTCTTGTGTAAGTAGGTTCTACTTCCTCAGCATCTTTCTCTTCCTGTTGAGTCTTAGCAAAAGCACGATTGACTTCTGCATCTACAGTCTCATCTGTAAACTTAGCCTTATCATCAGGTGCACTTAGTAGGACAAACTTAACTTCTTCCTTACTTGCTCCATTGATAATCATTTTACGCTCTAGCTTCCAAGCCCATTCAGAACGGTCTACAGCTAGTTTGTGAGCAAATTGTTTAGTGACATTGTACTTGTCTAGTAGTGTGTCAAGGTCATACATCTTGAAAGGTATTTCCTCATTCTTCACTGTTGACTGTGCTGTAATGTCTACATCTTCAAGATGCTTCATAAAGTCACGTTTACGGTAAACTGTACCTTCACCATGCATACCACTAACTTTAAAGTCTGTAGCATACTTGTGATTTACACTTCCAGGAATACGGTAAAGATGCACAATGTCAACTCCACAAGGGTCAAAGTCATATTTCTTTACTAACTTTCTACAGAGAATTTCATGCTCTTGTGGATTAACCTTGTTATCTAAAATCCATACACCTTGATACTTACCAGGACTAGTTTCCCAATAGTAACTAGGAGGTAAATCTGTAGGGATAGGTGCTCCGTCAATATCTTGTGCAATAATGTATGTATCTTCTGCATTAGTCTTTTTACGCTCTTTACCTCCTGTAGGAGTAAATGAGATATAAAGGTCATACTTATCACGTAAAGCCTTAACTTGTGAGCCAATATGCTTTACATAATGTTTAGCTTGCTCAAAGTCTCTTGAAAATCTATCCTCAAACTCAGGGTCTTCCTTAGTCTTTCTTTCAAGATAGAATTTCTTGTTTACTCCAAAGTTTACAAGGTCATTCTCACCAAAGTTTCTTTGCAGTAAGGTTATAAATTTATTCTGCTTTTTCACAAACTACCTCCTTGCACAAAATACCCTAATCTATGGTCAGCTCCTTCAGGAATTGTAAGCCTAATAGATTCTCTCTCATAGAAATTAAAGGCTTGCCACAAAGGTTCTAGTGTGCTTCTTACTCGCTCTTTAGGTGAAAGTATCCTTAACACACGGTCAATAACCTTGTTTGATTTTCCACGTAAAAATCGTCTTACCCAAGCAAGTAAATGCTTCAACTTACCTACTGTGTACTTGCAATCTTTAGCAACTTCCTCTAGGTCAACCTCAGAGAAAAGCTCATCTGATTCTACACAGTCATTCACAAGTTTAGCCGATAGGTGAAATAATTTGTTGTGCTCATTCTTAGGAGTAAGTTCTTCAATAAGCCCTAGCTCCTTAAGGAGGTTAAGGTTGTTAATGTAAGTCCGATAGTTTACATTACCCATAGACTCAATAAGGTCTTGTGGTGATGCTATCAACTTATCATCTTTTCCTAGCTTGTGATAGGCTGAGTTAAATAACCCTAGAAGCTGTGTAGCTCGTAAAGGCAATTTCCATTCTGTAAGCCAATGACTTTGGATATAAATATAGTCATCTACAGCAAGCTCTTTGTATAAACCTGTGCTTACCTTCAAAGTACGCTTACAGAAAAAGTCAAAAGTCTTTTCACTAAAACCTTTCTTCTCAAAGCGTGTAACTAGCCCTAACTTCTCAAGTCTTGTGATAGAGTTAGATATAGTTGCAGAACTACAACCGAACACTTCAACTAGTTGCTGATTGTTGTAGTGTGAATAAACATCTTGTGAGTCTTTCTTAGCAAACCCACACAAAAAAGAGTATAAATAAATATCCATAAGATTCTTGATTCTATCATCATGGAACATTTCAGTATATACCTTAAAATACATGATACACCTCTCCTCGTATTTGATAATACCATTCTATCACAAAGAATTATAAATAGCAATACCTTAAATTAAAAAATTTTTGATTATGTATACTTTTGATGGTAATAATAATTATCTAATAATTATATATAATAATAACTAGGTATTACTACCATCAAAAAAGTACATATACAGAATTTTTAGAGCTTTTACTTGACCTTATCCTTAGACTGTGATATTATATATTTAGTACATGAACACCAAAGGGTAGCCCAAATCAGGGCTATCCTTTTTTGTCATGCTTATAATTCTTCATCAGGAACATAGTAACCACGTAAGATATAAGCCAATTCAGGATAAGTAGAGAATGATACTCCGTCAGTGTAAGCCTCATCAAGGTAAGACAATAGTTCATCTCGTTCATAACCAATCTTTACATAGTTATTAAAGGTGATAAGAGGATTCATTGTATCAGACTTATTCATTTCTTCAAAGTATTCATTCGCTGATGCAAAGTTTCCAGATTCATCTTTCAATGATTTATGTTTAGCTCCTTTTTGTGGAACTCTAATATAGCTAGATACACTTTCTGTAGAGCTTAGACTTGAGGTTTCAGTTTTAGTAAACTTCTTTACTTTAGGTAAACGTTTAGCTTTATACTTCCAACCACTTGTATCTTGTTTAACAGCCCACTTGATAAACTTGATAAGTCCATTAGTGTTATACTCATAAGCTTCTAGATTGATAAACTCATCTGTGTGATGCTCATTCATATAACTTGCTGATACATTCACAATAGGCTTATCAAGATGCTCACCTAACACAGCAACATCTGTATAAGAACCTGTAGCCATTGTGTAAGTCTTTTCAAGTTGTTTAAAGATTTCAGGTTGACTTGTAGGGTCAAAACTATAGGTCACCATTTCATGCCAAGATTCTTCGTGAACTCCACGGTCAATCTGAATAAGCATAGTAGCCTTTTTTAGCTCCTCTAGAGCGTTTTCTGCAACAGCAGTACGTGAACCTACACAACCCACTTCCTCGTCCGTAGTGAAGAGAATATGAGGTTTTAGACCCATTGAAAGAATATCTAGGATAGTTTTAACTCCTACACGGTCATCAGCACCTAAACAATCAATGCTATCTTTGTGCTCAGGACTTAAGAGGATATAACGTTCAGTCACAAGAATATCTTGAACTTCAGGAGTTTTTTCTTCTTCTGTGTATTCCTTATACCACTTGCTATTATAACCATAGTCATACTTTGTGTTATAGTAACTTTTCTGCTTAGTGTTAATTGTATCTAGGTGTGCAACCAATCCAACTTGATTATCAAGAGGACTGATACCCATAATCATATAATCTGTAACTGTCACAGAATACCCATAGTCTAATAGAATACCTGGCAACCACTCTAGCATCTGTGATTGAGTTTTAGTTAATACATCAATAAAATTGTAAGTTTCTTTATTTTTCATATAAATTCTCCTTAAATCATGAACCATTAAAAGTCCATTTATCCACACTGTATTCTTTAATAATTTTGCCAAGTAAGCCATATCCACTATGACTTACTTTTTCTTGTAGCTTAGTTTTTGTACATAGACTTTCTATCAAGTAAATTCTTTGTTTTTCTTCAGAACCTAGCTTACTAAACATATATCTGATAGGCACTTCATTTTCAATGTAGTCTTTAATATCATCAAAGCCAATCTTATCAAAAATGTTACGTTTTGTACCAAACTTAGAGTATTCATTATTACCTTGGTTAGCCCAAAAGCAGAAATAAGAGTCTGTATCACTTTGGAAGTATTGCTCACAGTCAATATTCATTCCATTTACACTAGAAAAGTCTTCAACCCTCTTATTAAATACAATACATAGTAAAATTGTAGTAAATTCATAACAAGCTTTAGCTCTTGTTCCTGAAAAGTCTGCATAGCTTCCTGCATGACCAATATCATTACCTTCTCTTAAGAAGTAAGTACGTAAAGCAGGCTGTAAAGTGTAATTACCATGTCTGTAATAAGTTGAGTAACCTTTAAGATATTCAAAACCTAAATGCTTCAAAATAAGGTGTGTATCAGCTCCTGCTGAACTACTAGACTGATTACATGACCCATTAAAAGCCCATTTATCAACTAGGTAAGGGATTGTAAAGTCTTTTAGGTCAATCCATAAGTCTTTACAGCGTACATCACTATCGTTAATGGTAGAAGAAAAATCCTCATTATACCAATCATTCCACCAACGCTGAACCTCACCAAAATGACGAACCTCCTCATCTGTGTAGCTGATTCCTGCTTTTTTCAACTGTTTAGCAAGCTTAGGTGCATTGTTTCCTTCTACTAGGTCAAGTCCAAAATAATCTTTAACCATAGACTTATAAGTAAATCTCTTTAGGTTAGGATTACTCTTAAGGATAATACTTTCAAACTTATTACTGATATAATCTGCATACTTATGATATGCACTATCAGCCTTATCAGAATAAACATCTGTAGCTCCTGCTCTTTGTAGTAAATATGCAAGAGTTATCCCACAGCTATTAGGTAAGTTTTTTCTCTTAAATTCTCTAACATTAGAAAAAATACTTTCTTTAGATTCTTCTGATTCTGACTGAAATTTCTTACGTATAATTAGTCTGTCTAATCCTTTTAAAAATGCTTCCTTGTTTTGTTTGTACCATTCCTTAACATTGTAAGGTAAAATTCTTTGACTATCTAGTGACACAACTAGCAATGTCAATGGTGAGTAGTAGTGCTCTCCATTATAGGTAAACCCACTTTCACTCCATACATTTTGCATTTCCCTGATTTTATCCACACAATCAAGCTCTCGTAATTGCTCAACAATCTCATCTGACATATCCACAATGTAAGATACACGCTCTTTAAAATCACCTTCTGTGTAAGCAAGATGCTTTTCACTACGAGGCAAACCTTCAATATAAGCATTTACCAATTTATCCAAGTCCTCATTAGAGGTTACCATTTGTACCATATCATTAAATACTGATTCCTCAATCAAGGAAGCTGTTTCCTTAATTTCTACACTAACATCTTCTAACTTCATTTTTCCTCCTCATTTTATAGAACACAAAGCTCTCTAACACCTATCATTTTTCCATGTAGGTAAAATTTTCTTCCTGTGATATACACGTTTTCAGTATATCCTAGTTCACGTAAACATTCTGCTGTAATCTTAGAGACTATGATTCCTTCATAGTTCATAAACAGCTCCATCATCTTTCTTTTTGTGATATTAGACACATAATGAATTTTAGTAAGCCTTACACCGTCAACTTTACCCATTCTACGGATAGAGACATCAGCTCTTAAAGGCTCTTCTGTCTCACAAGGTGCTATAACCCTTGTAGGATTCCCATATTTGTCTACAATCACTACATCATGCCCTGTTAAATTTGCAAGCATAAATCTCCTTTCTTTCTTGATACACTATTAGTATATCACTTTATATCACTTATGTAAATACTTTTTTCAGAATACTTTTATATTCTCAATCCTAAAAGGTTAGCATAACTTTCTATTGCTGAACCATGCAACCAGTATCTATAACCACTTAAGTTTTCAATCCTGTATGGTATAAAAGGGTCATATCGGTCAATATCTATAATTGTTACCTCTCTACCTCTGCATTTATCAGTGTTATATTTGCTGTCAGCCCAACCCTTTAGATAAACCTTATCACCTACCTTATATGTATAATCCACCTTTCACAACTCCTTTCACACTGTGCATTGATAGTATTATGTAATGACCTGTGCTAGTTTCAACCTTTACTCCATAGGTACTATATTTTATAAAGGTTACAATTTCCTCAGAATTATTACCTCTAACCTTCCTAGGTGATTCTGTAATAATCTTCTGACCTGGTTTGAAAATCTCACTCTTACTCATAGGTCTAAACTTGTAAGGATTCACTGAAAATTCCTCATTGTCACCCCATAGGCATTTTACCCTAATACTATTGTAACTAACTGAGGTAACCTCAAGAGGCTTACCTTTATTTGTTACAGCGTATGAGGTGTAATCAATACCTGTTATTAAGTCTCCTACCTTAAACAAGTAAACCACTCTTACCTTTCTGTAATTCAAACATATTTGACATAGCTCCTACAGTTTTGCCTATCATACCTTCCATCTTTCCTTTAGTATCTAGAATTTCTACTACAATATCACATTTATCATCAAAATCACACTCTAGCTTTACAACCTTTGCAGTTGTACCTTTTTGCCATAGTAAAGTATCTTTCTTTAGGGTTATAATGTCTCCAATTTCAAACATTTATTACCTCCTTTCAAAACTCCGTCAATGAAAGCATACTTGCTATCATATCCAAGATTCAAAGCATTTTGTAAGTCCTTCCCTAGTGAAAATGGAGGCTCTTCTAGATTGTCATAACTGTACATGACAAACATTTCAATCAGAAAACTATCCATAATCTCCATTGTAGGGTTAATGCTTACACGATTCCAAGAGTTTTTCAAATCCTTTTTCTTGTTAGTTACTACTACTCCCATTCTTTACCTCCTTAGTCCTTATCATCTGTAATATAAATAAAGCTTCCTACTAGATACCCTAGCAAAACACAAGCTCCAAAAATCTGAAAGCTATAATCACTAGTAAGATTACCTAAAATCAAGCCAATCGGCAAACCATACCATTTTAAAATTTTCTTAATTGTTCCCATTGTTTTATACCTCCTGAGAGCCTCTATTTTGCCCTCTATTAAGTTTAATTGTGGTCAAGGGGTAAATATACCCCCTAACCTTTTAACGTGCTGTAGGCTAGTAAATATCGCCTACTTTGACTGTATCCCATTCGTCCTTATCTAGATAATAGACAATAGTATATTCACTATCTTCATCCCATACCACAATAAAGTATTGATTACCTTTTTGCTCCTTCTTCAATATCTCATTGTTTTTCTGAGCCTTTACCTTTTGGACTGTTTGAGCTGTTTCTTGCTCTTGTTTTTGTGGAATACTTTGCAACATAGTTCCAAAAACTACCAAAAATACAAAAATAATACTTCCATACCCTAAAAATTTAAAAATTTTCATCTTATTTACCTCGTTTTTATTTCCTTATGCCTTTTTTGTGTGTTAGTCCTTACATGGTGATTTTAGGGTGGGATTTTTCCAATCTCAAAGCCCTATTTTCACCCTTTGACTTTATGCTATTTCTTCTTCATCTTCCAAGTGGTCATGAATACAGTCAGAACAGTATAGACAACCGTCAGAACCTTCTTCTAGGTCTTCATTGTAAAAGTAGTCTCCACAATCTTCACAATAGCTTGATCATCAATCAAAATATATTCTGAATTGTATTCTGACCAAACACATTCCTGACTAGCACAATCATCCGAACAGAAATAGTTACCCTGAACTTCTGCATAGTCTCCGTTGACTGAGAAAGCACAACCACAATGGTAACAAGTATTTACATAATAAGACTCCTAAAAGTCCTCTATATTTTCACAAAAAGTGAAATCATCATCATCTAGGTTAATATAACGGTCTTGAGTATCTGACCAAACAAAGCCTTCTTCTCTCAAAACATCTATAGCCTTGTCAAGGTCAACATCTGCTGAAATTTCTGTATCAGTAACAAACTTTTTATATTGTTCTGATGCCATATTACACCAGAAACCTCCTGAGTTGTTCTCATATACAATATTTTCATGAGTTTCTTGAAAGTCTGATAACTTTCTATTGTAGAAGATAGCCAATAGGATTTGAGGCGCTAGGTAGAAGCCGTGACCTTCCCAAGAGTACATGTCAGAAAGTCCAAGCTCTCCCTGTTCATCTTCTAGGTAGTAAAATCTTGCTTTAGGGCTGTTATTTTTATTAAAGATATAACAATATCTTGCAAGGTCACTAGTCTGCAAAGCAATACTAGTTAATTCCCCTGCTCCTCCTGGTTTATTACAAGAACCGTCAAAAGCCCAATCCTCAGCCTCTCTATAGCTAGGTAGGATATCAGATAACTTAAAAGTGTATACTAATTCTTTACAATCTGAGAAAACAGCTAGAAGCAACTCAGAAAAGGCTTGTAATTCCTCTTGTGTGTATTTAATACCCTTTTTAGAAAGCTGTTTTGAAAGCTTAGGGGCATTTTCTCCTACCTTGTAATCAATACCAAAGTATTCGCTCACTAGCTCTTTATATGATTTGTAAAATACATTTTCCATTGTTTTATTTTCCTTAGATTTTATAGTTTTAATAAACTTTAAAGCATAAAGGGTTGCCCCTTGTAACCGTTGTTTCCAAGTTACCAAAGCGATTTTTAATTATTTAGTTTGTGTTTCTAGCTCACCTGTTCCAAAGTCAGCAGTTACACTAAATTCATCAACTGATGGGCGATAGCTTGCGCTGTATCCTGTACTAAAATAGTTAAAAATAAAAGTTAGAGCATCACGGTCAGATTTACTCTGACCATAAAAATGAGTGACTTTAGGTTCAGTATATAAGTTCTTGATAGTTAGAATACAAGTTCCCCAATGATACACAACAAGAGTATCAATATCCTTATTATAATGGACTTTATACTTACTTTCAAGCTCTCCAACGTATCCGAAAGCTTTCATCCGTCCGTTAAGGTTTGCGCTCCCTGTTTTCAAGGCTTTTTCTACTAAATTTTGTAAAGTTTTTGACATAATTTTTTATCTCTCTTTCTTTAATAAGTAGGTAAGGAGGAGTTAACCTCCTGACCCTATTCTATAATACTGATTGACTCAGCTTTAATTGTTACGTTCTCTTTAGAGTTTAATGGATTCCTAAAAACTCCTCTAATAAGCTCTACCATGTCAGCGTTATTTTTTACCTTGATTATGATTGAGTAAGCGCCGACCTTGAGAAAAATCTCATCTTCGTCAACTATCCAAGCTGAAGCCAAAATCCATAATAATTTATCACTTAAAGGATTTTTACCTTTTCTTGTGATTGTGATTGTATCACTTACCGAAACGGTTGTCATTTTTGTTTTAAATTCTATCATGTTATGATACCTTTAGGCTTTAACCTATAATGGCTTAAATGAAATCACTTGTTTTTAGTTGTGTATATCCTTTTTCAAGATAACGCTCTTTTAATTGTCTGATTTGCTTTTGAGTTACATTTTCTAAAACTCTATACTCAGCACGGTGTAGAGATACAACAGTAGAGTTACTTTGCCCAAAAACAAAGGTCTTGTTTTTAATGTCTACCATGATAAATAGACAATAACCGTAAACGCTGTAACGACTAGCAAATAACTCAGTGTTTGAGTAGTCAAATTTTGGTTGTTTCATTTTGTTATACCTTATAAGCTTTTAGCTTATTTCCTTTGATTTTATTTTAGGATAATTCCTAATCTTCTTAAATTATACCACAATATCCGATATATTACAAGAGTTTTTGTAAACTTTTTTAAATTTTTATATCGGATAACCTGATAACCTAGAAGGTTTTTCCCTATCCTTTACATCTATTATTGTACCATATCCGATTTTATATTGCAAGAGAAAAGTGATATAAAATGATATATTTTTAAGGCTTAGGGGTATACTAATAATTTATAACAATTAGGGCTTTTGTCATAGCTTTTGACTATATCAGTATATAATGATGATAGAATAGAACGATATATAATAGATAGGTCTGTTTATTAAGATAATGATTATTTAATAGAGATAATAGGCTGATTGTTTAATAAGGGCTATAATATGTTAGTGAGTGATGCTGAGAATATAGATAGGTAAAGGGGTTATAGGTTATTTATACAGTTAAATGTATATTTATTTTATAGGGTAGATAGGGGATATTTATGCAATAAAGAGGGTTATTTATGTATATGATTAAGGGGGTAGAGTGTATAAAAGTATTTGTCACTTTCATGAAAATTTTCAATATGCCTTTCATTTTAGCCTATCAAAAGCCTTTTATATTATACTATAATACTATTGTCTTTACCCTGTTGTCTATGCCTCCTTATCTATGCTATTTATTTATTGTTTGATAGGTTTAACTATTTTATTGTACTAATTTATTTTAGGTAAATGATTGAGATAAAGGGCTTTGTTGTAATGTTTTTGATTACAATCATTTTTTGTTGTAAGGGTATTGGTTACAATTAAAAAGATGCAATGGGCAAGGTCGATTAAAAAACAGGGACGAGGGGTGAGGGCTGAGATTTCCCTATTCACCAATAATATAAATACATAAAAAACGTGTTACCTTCCCTATTGACCACCAAAGTAAAAGGTATAAAAACATGTTAGTAGTAGACCCAATTAAAAAATGAAACTAAACACCTCTAACGCATATTTACTCATTCACCACTTAAGATTTTTAGGTAAAAACATGTTAGCTAATATTTATACAAAAAGAAAAAGGTATATAATAAATATACACCTTATTTGTATAATTTTACATCTTGTTCTTTTAGGAATTTTGCTGTAACCCTACGTTTATAGCTAGGTTTCTTGGCATAATAGTCTACAGAGTCCATAAGGATAGTGAATAAAATGTCATATTTATTAAATCCTGTATCCTTGGCAATAAGCTCTATGTATTTAGTCATTATAGGACTTACCTGAGCAAACATACCATTATAGGCTTTATAGGACATACCTAAGTGATTAAGCCTATCAGATATAAGGACATTATTACGTTTAAGCTTTAATGTAAGTTTATGCTTAAGGCTTAGTATGTAATTAGGTATGTGGTCATATTTATGGTATATATATTCACTTAAACTGTTTAAATATTCATTATAGACTTTTGCATAGTCACCTCTATGCTCATAAATATAATCACCTACCATCATAGCACTTGGGATTTTCTTACCTAGCATAAGCTGATTAAGGTGAGAGTAAGGACTCTCATGGTATAGCCATTGGTAGAATGAAGGACTAAGGCTATTAGGGTATATAAGTAAAGGCTCTCTAATGTCATTGTATAAATTATACACAGTAGAGTAGAACCAATTAGCAAACTGTTGGTCTGTGAGGACTGGTAGCAGATAGCCTATTAGAAGCTGTGACTTAATGTGAGGGTTATTGAAGCTAAGGTTCAGGTCACAAAGCTGTTCTTCTGTGATACCTAACTCTTCACACAGTCTATCTCTTCCCCTGAACTTCTTGCATAAATCACTAAGTGGATTTTGCCAATAGGTAAGCTGGTGTACATCCACACGATATGTCCTCTTCAGGAATTTCTTAATTTGTAGCTTAAGGTCTTGATTCACAAGGTCATTATCTTCAAATTCTAAGGCTAAACGGTACTCATCTTTCTTCACAAAGATTGTACCTCTTTCTTTTTTGTCTCGGTTAAAGTACCAAATAATTTTTGTATCCATAAGACACCTCCACAGAAAGTATATCACACAGAGCAGAAAATGTCTAGATTTTAGAGTGATATAATTTCGTATATGTATCTTTTTGATGGTAATAATATAGCCTATTATAACTAATATATAACTATTAGATTATTAGGTATTATATAACTATTAGGTATTAGGTTATTAGGTATTATATAAATATTATTAACTAGGACTAATACCAACAGAAAATGTTCGCAATCAAGTTGCAAACATTTTTTGGTGAATAATATTTTTAATATTGACACAGTGTTTTGGTAGTGGTATAATTTTTACATGGTTAAAGTTTTATCTTTGGACTTATCTACAAAGAGTTCAGGCTTCTGTGTATTTAATAATCACAAGGTCATTGAGTATGGTACTATCAAGAGTGATGAAGATAGCTTTATTGAACGTGGTCAGTACATGGCAGAGTTTGTTAGACTTCTCTGTGAAAAGCATGGTCAGTTTGATAAAGTGTATATCGAAGAGCTTAAGGTAATATCTAACCAAAAGACCTTGGTAATGCTTGGTATTGTTCAAGGATTGGTTATTAGAGAACTCCGTAATAGCACAGTTAGCTTAATACCTCCAACAGTTTGGAGAAAGCCTTATGGATTGAATGGTAAGAGAGCAGAAGCCAAAAAGAAGGCTATTGAACTCTGTGTAGATAAGGGATTCTCTGTGAGTAATGATGACGAAGCAGAGGCAATCCTTTTAGGTTTGTATGGTGTTGACAAAGCTTAGGTATTATGTTATACTTAACTTGTACGCTTTATGGTTGAAGCCATAAGAGGACACCTCCTTACAGTTCCTATGGGGAGTATTTCTCCCTGTAGGTTTGTGTACGTATAGCCAAGTGGTAAGGCTGTTGGTTGCAACCCAATGAGCGTCAGTTCGACTCTGACTACGTACTTTGGTTAATAGGTATCACTCATGTGAATACTAAATGATGGTTAAATCCGTCATTATGCCCTTGAGGGTAAAGTTAATAAGTTTAAATGAGCACAACGTAACCACATAGGTCTTCTAAACCTATCTCATAAAACTGTGGGAAGGACGAGTAGAGGTTCAATTCCTCCGTTGTGTATGGAGCTGTCTATGGAATTTAAGTTAGATAAAGGTGTAGGGTATATGTATTGCTACAACCCATCACACCCTTTAGCAAACAAAGCAGGTAAAGTCTATGAGCATAGATATGTTATGTCTTTGCATTTAGGTAGATGGTTGAATACTGATGAAGTAGTACACCACAAGGATAAGGATAGAACTAACAATGATATTCATAACCTTGAACTAACAAATGCCAGAGACCATGCAATTACACATGCTGTTGAGAATGGTACAGTATACCTTGAAAGATTTTGTGAAAACTGTTATAAACCATTTGAAACTACTGAAGCTAAAGACCAAAGGTTTTGTTCAACAAAATGTGTTGGTGCTTCGACTAAACGCTTTGAAGTTCCTAAAGACAAGCTCAATGAACTACTGTGGAAATATCCTACAACACACATAGCTAAAATGTTTGGTGTTAGTGATAAAGCTATAGAGAAGAGAGCAAAGAAACTTGGTCTAAGTAAACCTCCAAGAGGTTATTGGGCTAAACTTAATTCAGGTAAACTTATTAACTCTTAGAGGGTTCGATTCCCTCTAAGGGCATATCTCTATTTAATAATTTTGGTTCACACTTATGCTTAATTTAAGAGGGTTGGATTCCTTCTGTGTGAGTATTTAATCTTGTGAAAGGAATGACTCATGGCAGTTAAGACTAAACTTTATTCAGAGACTATGAGAGAGCTTAGTGCTCTTGATGAAGACTCTTTAAGACTTTACCAAATGCGTTGGGGTTTAATTGATGTTGAGGAAGAACTAATCAACTCTGTAGGTTATCATGCCTATAGTCAAATCCCTCCATGTACACCAATCGCTAAGAACGCTATGTTACAGATTATGGCATCTTTTGAAGATAGTGTTGAGCGTAAAGAATGGGCTGACCGTATCGAAGGTAAAGCTACACAAACCACAGTCAATGTCAACCATGACACTAAAGATGGTATTGAAGAGCTTAAGAACTACACTAAAGAGAAGCTTGATGAACTCTTTGGAGATATGTAATGGCATCACACAGTCCGAAAGAAGATTTATTCAAAGAGCATTATGATGAAATAGTTAGTCTCCTAGAAGGGTTTGCAACATCTGTTGTGACTATGGGAGACTATCTTAGTGCTGAAGAGGCTTTGATTGATTACCTAATTGACACTTATTCCGAAGTGTTTCTAGGAGAGATTGATTATATCTTGGACTCTCTAGGAGTTGATATGACACCACAAGAGCTTATTGAAGTTCGTAATGGTGTAAACACAACTAACTATGCTAGAAGTAACTACTCAAGGCTCAGAGAGATTTTTGAAGCTCATGCACAAGACTTAAGGGCTAAGGTTATTGATTCCACAGAGACAGTAAACATTGATGACTTACTTTCAGACTTCAGACACAAGCTAGACAGAATAGCTATGAGTGAAGTACAGATGCTTATTGAAAAGGCTTCTGTGGAAAGTGCTAAGTTATTTGAAATTGTTACTGAGAACTCAATACTTAAGACTTGGAACTGTGTTGGTGATTCTAAGACATGTCCTACCTGTCTTGCTATGAATGGCACAACAATACCTGTCACAGAGAGCTTTTCTAACGTAGCACCTTCTGTGGATATTGAAGAAGAGCTTAGTTATACTGGAGGAGATATTGTTTATGCACATCCAAGATGCAGATGTTGGGTCACTTACTCAAAAGCGTAAGGTATTATCCAACAAGGAAAAACTATCAATCCTTCTTGACCAGGTAACTCCTCAAGACCAACTTAAGGATGCTGTGAAGGGTAAAATACCTAAGCACTTCAAGAGGAATACCATTAGGGAAAGAGAAGGTTTTGAGAAAGAACTTGAGTATTATAAGCTAGGATTCACTACAGCCCTATCTGAGTTTAACCTAGAGCTATGGTGGTCACAAGCAGTACAGTTCGGAGCTTTCCTAAGTGGTAAGTATAAGACTGGTTACTGTGTAGCAACTCCTCGTTATGGTAAATCATTCCTCTGTGGTATTATGTCTAACCATTTTGCCTATGAGGGAGAGAACTGTTACGCTGTAGGCTCTACTCAAGAGTATTCAGGAATTATTATTCAACACGCTAGAGAGATTCTAGTAAACTCTCACCCTGATGTTAAAGCTATGTTGTCCTTTGATGAAAAGGATGTCACAGCAGTAGACAAAAGGCTTAAGCGTGGTCTATCTTCATTCTCTAGTGAGGGATTCTCCTTCAGAAATGGAGGTAAGCTAGAAGGTCTATCAGCAGGTTCAAACTTTACTGACCCCTCTAAAATCCATGTCATTGGTAGAGGTGGTAATATGTTTGGAGATGAGGCATCTGATATTTCTCCTATTGCCCTTGGTCACATGGGTCGTAGAGAATTTGAATCGGATGACGGTAGAAAGCTGATTATGTACCTAATCTCTAATCCACGTTCACTTAACAACTTCTATGACTTCATGGTAAATGAGGACTTAGCAGATGACGAGTTTGTGATGTGGTTAGATGTGGTTACAGCAATGGAAGAGGGTAGTATCAAGTATACTAAAGACCAACTAATGAGGTCACAGTTTACTATTACCGAAGACTCCATAAGGGAAAACCTTCTTTGTGAGTTCCCTACAGAGCGTTCTTCATTCTTTGATTCGTCACCTGATATTCTAGATAGATTTGACACTAGAGGAAAAGACCTTGACTTCTTTATCGGAGTCGATAGTGCCTATAAGGGTTCTGACAGTATACAGGTTACTGTGTCTGTGGTTGATAAGCACAATCACTTTACTGTTGTGGATACTAAAGACATTAAGCCTGCTGAGTGGATTGATGGTATAACAGCTATTGAGATTGTGAATAACATTGTCACACTAGCAAATAGGCTTAATGCTAAAGCTATTGGAATAGACGCAGGTGGAGGAGCACACATTGTTCAACCACTGAAGATGAGAAGACTTTCAGGACAACTTAAATGTCCTGTGTATGACATAAACTTTGGAGGTAAGCCTACAGAGATTAAGGTCATTGCAAAAGACCCTAGTGCTGAATATGCCTTTAACCGAAGAGCAGAGATGCACCTTATGTTAAGAGGTATGATGGAAGCACAAAGGGTATCATTTGTGAGAAAAGTTTGGGATGGTATTAGCAGACAGATGTCATTCGTTTCTGAGATTCAGAAGCCTGAAGACAGACTTGTTAAAATCAGACCAAAATCTGAAATTAAGAAATTACTTAAACATTCACCTGATGAACTTGATAGTGTATTGCTATCCCTTCATGTGGCTGAACTGTTTTACCTAGGAGGTAGCTAATGAGCTGTGGCAAATGTCGCAAAGATGAGTGTGGTGGCGATTGTGCTATGGATAGGTATTTTAATGCAGAGTATAAGGACAGACTAGTATTTCAAAGTTCAGGCTTCAGAGGAACTCCTGTAGGAGAGAATCTAGAGGACATTGAAAGACTAGCTTTAGACCTACCTGATGTAGATTACATTTTGGATAACATTGTGAACTACATGTTTACCAACTACCTTACTACAGAAAACTTTGATAAAGATAAGACTCTAAGAGATTATCTATATAGCCTTAACTTCAATGGTCAGCGTAATTATGATGTGTTGAAGCAAGTAGCTAAAGGTTATCGTAAGTATGGTTACTATGGTCTATTAAATACAGGTGAAGGTTTAGTTGGTATACACCCTAAAGATATTCTAGCTTGTGTAATTGATTATCCTAAGAAGCCAGTCCTTAGACAAACGCTTACATACCTAATCAAAAACACAAATACTTATATTACACCTTATGACCGAAAGACTGGTAACAATAGACCAGTAACAGACTATTCACCAGAGGACATTCAAAAGATTATAGAAAATCCTGAAGAGTACAAGAATGAAGTCCTTGTGGTAACAGAAAAAGAGTTCTCTTGTGTACGTATTGATACATCTCAAGTATTCTGTATGTCACCTTTGCTTAAGGATAGAAAACGTGTTGAGCTTATTCTTAATATTCTTAACCGTATGAACTATGATATTTCTCGTAATGGTATTGGTACTATTGCCTTGCAAGCTAAGGATACTCTTGAAGAACAGATTGAAGAGAGTGTTGAGCAAGGTACAGCGTTTAGTGGTGGAGAACTACTTGATATGGGTAGAACTGCTAAAGGTGAAAGAACCAAGAAAATTATTGAGGATATGAATGCTTTTGCTGAAAAACTTTCAGAAACTGAGTTCAACGATGCTATTGTGTATTCAGGAAATTTCCAAAACTTAGAACAACTTGAACGTGATACTAAGGCTACAGACTTCCTTGACTACTTGTCACAGTATGTTCCTGCTATCATCTGTCAAATGTTTGGAGTTCCTGCTAGGTTATTTGACCTTAACAAAACTGTGTCTAACATTGGTACTTATAGTATTATTGATAATGCTATGAAGAACACAATTATCCCAATGCGTGACCATTTCTTAGGTCAAGTAATTCACATTTTGCAAAATGCTACTAATTTATCTGAGCATATTAAGTTTGATAGTTATGAGTTCACTAACAACTACAACTATAACAATGACCTTTACATTCTAGAGGTTTATGAAAAACTTAAAGCTATTGATATTAAGATGGCAGAAGCGTACTTGAAGAAAAACTTAATTGTATAGGAGAAGAGATGTCTAATAAGATTTTATCCATTGAGGAGTTGTCAAAACTGCAAAACAGCTTTGTGGAAGCAACTCAAACACAAGAGCCTGTAGCTATCCAAACAGCAACATCTTCTGTTGTGAATGGAGATAGCACTAAGATTGGTTCTGCATCACCAAAAGACTACACAGTTACTTTGTGGTTACCTATTATTGGTAAAGCACCTGAAGGAGCTGAGATTGTTCAAGACGGTCATGCTTACATCCAAGAAATTTCAGCTAAATCTAAGTATATTACTCCACGTATTGCACGTAAAGTTCGTAACTATGCCTCAATTATCTCAATGGCATTTACAGACTTCCAAGAAAATGGTGATACTGAGATTTACACTCCTGAAGACTTATTCAAAGTCTATGAAGTGTTTGATGACAATGTTATTGATGCTTGTGAGAAGCTAGTAGGTGAAGTTTTAGGTATTCCTGAACACTTGACTGAATATATCACAGATGTATCACTAATGACTAACTGTGCTAAGATTCTGAGAGAAAACCCTTCGTTTTTTCAAATTGATTAGTTACCTTGTTAGGTATAATTGGGGATTAGTCCAAGGTAAGGTTAAGCCTATAGATGAATACAAAGGTTTAGCCTATCAGGACATGGTAAACATTGAGCTTGATGATGTTGAGGAAATGGTTCTCACACTGTGCAAAGAGTACAACATGCAATACCATTATGTTATGGATAGTATGTACTACTCTGATGTAACGGTCATCTATGCTAAGTTGGCTAATGAGAAGTCATTTAGCTCATACAATGATTACCTTAATCTAGATGAGGAAGCTAAAGGTAAGTTTGTGACTGACTTTGGTAAACCTAAACCATATATCTATCAAGTGTTAAATGCAGATACTCAAAGAGTAAATATAGAAGACAACAAAGACGGACTTAAAGGTATGTACCGTCATGGAGGAACTTTAGATGACTGAAATTATTACTGATGTTTTAGGCTTTCTTGATGAGAAGCGTAAGAACATTCAACCAGAGTATACTAGAGCAGGTAAGCCTGTTTATACTCTACGTAAATATGCAGAATTGACTGACCTTGATGCTGAGGTTCTTATCAATGGTGGAGTTGAAAACGTAGCACAGAAAATTCCTATCATTGGACGAAGTGGTAATATGCTTCGTACACCTAGAACATCTTATGCTGTGAATGTGGATGTGGCATTTGACAATCGAGTTAAAGTGTCTACACAAACAACAGAAGATGGTAAAGAAGAAAAGGTTTACACATTTGTGGTAGACCAACGTGCTCTTATGGAGCAATCATCAGGACACCTTTATGCTAACTACATTGTAGGATATGTAGTAGGTAAAGGAAAAGGTAAAGGAGCTAAAGCTGAAGTACGTGGAATTGTTCACGTAAAAGAAGATGAGTTCCTTAATGAATTTGATACTACCTTTGATACTCAATCAATGGAAGAAATCATGGAGCTTATTAACAAGTACCGTCTTCAACATGGTACAGCTAAAGTTCTTGAAAACATTGAATTTTAACTTTATGGTATGAGAGTTGCTAAACTCTCTTTTTTTGTTATACTATTATTAGAACATTCGATGAAAGGAGCACATAGATGGCTACAATTAAAGTTCCAGAAATGAATTTGAAAGTTGAAGTTGCAGATGAAACACTTAACTTTAAGTCACCTTTAGCTGAAACTATTCTTGCTCAACTACGTAAAGTTGTTGTAGGTCAAGAACAAATTCAATACTTTGATGTCACAGACAAGAAATTCAAGTCATTCACTTACTGCTGTGGTGATAAATATGAGTTTAACTACACTCTTAAAGAAGTTAAGCTTAAAGACACTGAATTTGATTGCTATGGCTTTCCTATTACATACGCAGGAGATAAATAATGGAAGTTAAGGAAGTTGGGAAAACTTACCAACAACACCTTAAAGAAGTTCGTGCCAAGCAGTTTGGTTATGAGAAGGAAGTTATTTCTCCAATCACTGAAGGTACGAAAGTGAAGGTGGTTACTGAATGAGTAAGTTTCGTGTAGCTCGCTTTCTTAACAGAGACTTGGTAGTTCGTGTGAACTTCTTAAATGACAAGAGTATTATTCAAAACCAACGTAAGTATTTTGAGTTTTACCCAGGAAATGACAGTGAGAATGATGGTTGGTATGAGACTACTGACCAAGTTCTCATTGAAAGTCTGAAAGAGGCTACGGAACAACTACCTTACTCTCCTGAGACTGAAGCAGGACTCAAGAAGGATAAAGTTCAGTATGAATACTCCTACTGTGCTTCCTGTGGAGGTAAGAAAGTGAGAAAACTTAAATATAATCTGTTTGAGGTGGTGGAGTAATGCCAGTTAAGACTAAGATTGCAGAGCAAATCATGTCTGAGATTGACGATTACCTACAAAAGAAAGATGACCTAGACATGATTATGAATCTCTCCCATAACAAAAAAGAGAGAGAACAGTTATCTGTAGATAAAGTTGAAAATTCTGAAGGTTACATGACATTGTTATCAGAAGGCTCTGTGCTTTATCAAGATGACACAATTCGGTTGTATATCTGTAAAGGTACACTTAAAAAATGGTATGACAGCATTGATGGTTCTTTTGAGGGTTATGTTTCTACAGGTCATAGAGACTTGAACTCATACCCTGTTAGAGAAGGATACTTTAGAAAGTCAGACCTTAAGCTAGTAGAGGATTCCAATGGAAGATATGACCTACTAGTTAAACCACATGTAAACCTTGAGCTTAGTAATGTAAAAGACCTTATCATTCAAGATGAGCCTTTTGCTATTTCATCTGAGTTCTTGTGGTATTCTAAAGAAATTGAAGATAGTGACATTGAAGAATATGCTAAATTAGTGGTCTATAATGTTGAACATGGTGGTGGTATTGATGTACCTATAACAGATACCATTGAGATTACTGGATTCTCCTTTGTGGGTAATCCTGGTAATGCAAAGAGTGGAGGCTATGAACCTTCATTACTAGTAAGAAATGAGGAAGAATACTTGAACAGAAAAGAAGTTCTAGATAAGGTTCTTGCACATCTTTCTACACAAGCTGAGGAAGTTGTAGAAGCTCCTGAAGCTGAAGTTGTTGAGTCTACTACAGAAGAAGTAGTGGAAGAAGTAGCTGTAGAAACTGAAGAAGTAGTTGAACCTACTGAAGAAGTTACAGAAGAGGAAGTAGTAGAAGAAGATGCTTTGACTAAAGCTATTGAAGCTATTGAAGCCCTCACTGCTGAAAAAGAGCAACTTTTGGAAGAAAATGCAGAACTGAAAAATAAACTTTCAGCTAAAGAAGCTGAAGAGCAGAAAATTGATGAAAAGTTCCAAAAACTAAGCGCTTTGCTTGAGAAGGCTAATCCTTCTGTGGAACAAACACAAGTAAAACAAGAAGAAGTTAAAGCGAACCGTTTCGGTAGAGTTCGTTTTGGAGGATAATATAGTGGCTGAAACTAATTTTGATATTCTTTTGGGTGAAGCTATTGATAACTTGTATGAGCGTACTAAAGCTCAACTTGCTAACAAAGCAAACCTTACTAATGAAGACGGTAAAATTCCGTTCGGTATCTCTCGTGACTGGTCTAAAGCAGTTCCTTCACTCCGTGAAGTTGGTATGGGAGATGAACTTGTAAATGACATCCTTAAACGTTTTGAGCAATCAAGCTTTGGTGCTTTGAGACAAGCTAAAAATGGTGACTGGATTATGGAAGGTATTACATGGGGAACTAAAGCTCCTGACTTTGCCAACGATACTTCAGATGCCTGCTGTTTCACTGAGAAATTCACTATGCAAGCTACAGGTGATGCTACACCAGTACGTTACCTATGTTTCAAGGACTGTGAAACTCGTCTTGACCGTTTGATGAAAGATAAAATGCACTTTAAACAAGGTGACCTTATCAACATCTTCCAACGTTTGGGTATGTCTTATGAAGAAGCTGAGCAATTCATGGCATGGTACACATTCGCCTTTATCGTTCAACGTCATATCGTTCAAGGTATGTTGAACTTCCAAGGTCAAGGGCTTCGTCCTTTCGCAGGTGTGGCTGAAATGATGTCTCACCCAGGTGTAACTCCTATTGATGCTTCAGGTTCAGTTATCGGAGCTTTCCGTCAAGTAGCTTGCTATCTTGATGTATTGGATAACCAATCAGCACGTTACAAGATTTATGTTCACCCATTGACTCTTCGTGGAATCAAGGCTGAAATCGTACCAGGTAAAGATGGTAAACTTCCTCAAGGTTGGGCTGTAAATGGTGAAACAATCACATTCAAAGGAATTCCTTTCGGTGTGTCTTACCACTTGCCATTTGACCTTGAAGAAACAATGACTGGTGAGGCTTATGTAATTGACCTTGCTAGAGTAGAAGCATTGACACAATATGACTTGTTCATTCCTCAATCAGCTATCTACACTCAACGTACAGAAGACACATCTAAACCAGGATGTGAAGTAATCTGTGACAAGTATGAAAACTTCGGTTTGGTACACACTAACTCACACATTTCACACTTGCTTGTGGCAAACATTCCACTTGAGCAATCATGTCCTGCTGTAGTATTTGAACGTATTCAAGGTCTTCTTACAGGTCTTAACCCATTCCCTATGGCAACAATTCCTGCTAAATAAGGAGAAACACTATGCAACCTGAATTGGAGTTGATTAGAATAACTGAGAAACTTCAAGAGCGTTGTGGATGTTTTGACTGTGATGATGGAGCAACTATGCAAAAGTACATGGAGAGCTTTCTCCGTGTACTTGCTAGGTTGTTTTGTTGGACTGACAGTGAGTGTGACACTATTCTAAGAGCACAAAGACATGAAGTGATTCCAATTACACAATTTGAGATGTGTGGTTGTGATGCTATGGTTGAGATTAAACCCTATTACTACAAAGGCTTTGACCCTACTACTTTAAAAGTGTATTTACACAAAAGAAAAGGTCTAGAGCGTGAAGAGTATGAGCTTGATACAACTAAATGGAATTGGTCTTTTGTGGATGGTACAATTCTAATCAACGTTACAGATGAGCTTAGCCCATGTTGTAGATGTTGTGACCCTTGCTCTTGTGAGGCAGAGTATAAAATCATTCTTGACTATGAAGCAGGATATACTTCAAAGACACTACCTGATTGTGTTTATGACTCTATGTGTCATTTCTTGAATATATTCATTGCTAGTCAGAATAACTGTGGTACTCTAGATGAATGTGCTAATATGGATAGACTAGCAGTAGGAGCAGTTCTTAAACAAAAATCTGTCGATTATATTGTTAGAGAATGGACTATTGACTCAGGAAGCATTGATAGGTTTTACGTGAAACTTATTAACACATGGTCTATCAAGACACTCAGTTCATTATCATTGTGTAAATCTAGTTACACAGACAATATGTATTTAGCTATTGGGAGGAGAAAATGCTAGTAAAATTCAAAGGAGAGCGTAAACGTGAATCACGTTCTTACGGTTGCTCTAAGTGTGGTACTGGTCGTTCTATCAATGGTGTTGAAACTTATTCCACTGTGTACCGTACATACTATGAAGGTAGACTATATGTTTTCATGAAAGACAAAGTTTACCCTGTAGACGACATTCTTGGAGGTTACCTAATTAACCTTAAGTACACAGATAATGAAGGTAATATCCAAAACACTTTTGAAGAAGTGATTGATAACACTACATCTACTTATGTTCCAGACAATAAGGATAAAGAGTTTGAGCTTGAGACTAAAGAGGAAACTCCTAAAGTTGAAGAAACTCCTAAACCTACAGAACCAAAGGTTGAGGAAGCTCCTAAGCCTGTAGAACCTAAAGTAGAAGAGCCTGCAGTAAATAACGCTGTCATAAATGAAGGTGTGCCTGAAGCAGAACTGTAAAGGTAGGTGATATAATGAGCTTACCTTGGAATAACAGAGAAATTCTTGTACTTAGGCAAGGAACTGCTGTACCGACTTATGATGAAAACAGCAGACAAATAATGAAATGTTTGTGGGAAGAAGTAGAACACCTTAAATGTGTAGACCACATGCCTACATCAAGAGGTTCTGAAAGTGATGCTACAACTACTCATGGTCTTGAAGGTTCAAGACAATTAGAGACTTTCTACTTCTCATTACATAATCAATCTCACGCTTGTGATTTTGATATTAAGCATGGTTACTACATCATGCAAAGAATATCTACAAGATGTAATAGGTTTGCTTGTCCTGAAGATGCAGGATACCTATTTTGGAAAGTTGTAGCTTGTAGAACTTATGAAATTTTACCAGGTTGTTGGGATATTAAGATGACTGGTGAAAGGCTCATTCCTCGTGAGTCTGAACAGCTTATCCTTGAGTGTGCTCCTTATGTTAAGCAATTACAGGGGGTGATTACTCGTGACCACGACTGATATTCATAACTGGAAGGGTATTGAGTTCTCAAAAGAATTTGTTGACTTTACCGTTACAGGTATGCTAGAGGCTAAAGCAACTGGTTCTGTTCAAACAGGACGGATGGTTAGGTCTATCAAGATGAAGAAAATAGCAGATGGTTTTACTGTGTATAGTGATAGGTCAGATTTTCCTCCTACAAGAAGAGGAAAAGACCGTTACTACACACATGTTTACCATGATAGAGGTTATCCTAGATATCCTGCATTTCCATTCATTTTCATAGCATTTGATACTGTAGGTGAAAGTGACCAACTTGTAAACTCTACAAGTGGATTCTTTGGGATTTATAAGGCTCTAAGACCTTCAGGAAGAAGAGGAGCTGGAACTGCTAGATATAACTCTAGTGATACAGCTAGTGCTAGGGAATACTTAGTTTCACAAGGGAGAAAAAATCAAGTTAAAATACCAAGGAGAGTAGCTAGATGATTAGTGCTGTATATATAAACATTAAGAAATGGCTACAGATGTATGGTTCAGGAGTCTTAGACTACTTTATTCAACCTGATAACCCTGATGAGCTAGACCCTAGAAAAAGGTATAACAACTTTGATGAACAGTTCAATAAGCATGTAGGAACATCAGAACACTTCCAACTAAACCAGGGAGTAGAGTTTCCTTTCCTTGCTATTGATATTGCTTGTGACAACAGCTCAAAATGCTTTTCTAAACTTTATGTAAACTTTTCTGTGTATTATTCACCTGTAACTCCTCCTACTGGAAGAGTATGTATTGAGAATACACCTGAAGGTAAGCTAGAGTATAGAGAAGAAGTGCATTGTCAAATCAAGAATATGCTTGTGCATCAAGTACAAACACCTAGAGGCATCCAAAGAAAAACATTCGCTCAAGATGTAGCATCATTAGATGGATGGTACTTACCTATTAGGGTTAAAGTAACTGATATAGGTTGTCCTGAAGACTTCTCTAATGAGCTTGTAGATGAAGTTGAGATGTTCTCATTCCCTGCTACACTATCAATATTCACTTGTATGTAAAGGAGTCATTATGGCTGTAGAACAACCATTAAACCTCAATGCGTTTTTCATGTCTCGTAATGAGATTGCTAATCGTCATGGAGGAAAGCTAGAGCTTCAAGCTGTATCTCGTGTTCGTGAACACATGGTAGAGGAAGGCTCAAAGAAAAAACCAGTTAACACCCCATCAGAAGATGGAAATAAACAAAATGCAAACCAAGGCAAAAAGGAGAAATAAATGTCTAATTGTTTTGTAGATATGTCACATCCTATGTATGGTTACAACACACAAGACAAGGATTCTAAAATCATTGTGTCAATCACAGAAGAAATCAGACCTTGTGTACGTTGGAAAGCAAGCAAACAGATTGCTATTCCTTCAGGAAGCCTAGTACAATATGTACGTAAAGATGTTCCTGAAGACCAACTTAACTGTAACCCTATCAAATGTTTGAACACAGGTACACTTTATGTAAACCCTGCTGAGAAGAAAGCTTCTGCTAAGTACCAAGTACGTGCTGATGCTGATGACTTCGCTCTAGGATTTAACATGCTTTACCTTAAATTACCTAAAGCAGGTAAATATGAGTTTAAAGCTATTGTGTCAGACTTCAAAGATGTAGCACAAGAAAATTCTTATGTATATACTTATGAGTTTAACACTTCTGCTCCAGGTTTTGTACTTCGTACTGTAGACCTTGCAGATTCTAAAGTTATGACTCAAACAGGTACAGGTTGGAAACCTTCTGACCACGGTATTGTGGTTACTTATGAAGTAACTTACAAAGGAGAAGATGAGCTTACAGGTCACATTGGATTCTCTTCTATCTCTGTTGTGAATGACCGTTCAGAGCTTCGTAAGTTCTCTAACGTGTTGTTGTCATGTTTGACATCATTCACTCATAATGTATCTGTGCCTGCTACTGATGCTCGTTGCTTCGGTAGACAGTATGACAAATCTCAAGTGGAAATCACTAAAGAGATTACAGCTACTACTACATCATGTAATGACTACTGGTTGAATCCACTTCAATCTATGTCTAAGAAAATGACTAGTGGTATCCCTGTTACAGATAGCTTCATGATTGAAGAAGTTACTATCTCAGGTAAACGTTATGGTTCACTTTTGATTCCTGACCTTTACTATGAAGACTGTAACACAATCACAATCTCATCAGACAAATGTGCTTGCACTTACTTGTCAAACATTCCATTGTCTACAGGAGTAGAACTTGAAGATGATGAGTTCATTGCTTTGACACAAGAGCATCATGGTTATGAAAGAGGAACAGTTCTTGTAAATCCAATGTACATTGGTGAGAAGCTTCTTGTAACCTACAATGGTGAGCGTGATGTTGAGTTGATTGTTGCTAATGACAAGAGACTTAAAAATACACACTTCAGAGTTACTCAAATGGTTGAGAACACTAGAGGTCTTAAAGAATACTATGTATTCAACAACGTATTGATTACTGAAAATTCTCGTGAGTTCTCTACTGAGGGAGAAATTACATTATCACTTTCATTCACTGTATCTCGTGATGAAAATGGTAACTTCTATGAAATCCGTAGAAACATTGAGGATGTAGCGTAACCGTAGGAGAAAAGTATGGCAGTCAGAACCATTAAGGTTGATATTACAGGTTTAAAGGAAATTGAAAAAGCCCAGAAGTCTGTGTCAGCTCTTAGGGATTCTGTGTTAGACTTTGAGAAGAAACTAGGAAAGATGGGTGGCAAGAATACTTCGCCACTCTCTTTTAATGTTAAGCTCATGTTTAATACGGATAAAGCCCTTAAAGATTATCTAGCTCTTAAGAAGCAGATTGAGGGAATCCCTATTAAAATCAACACTACAAAAGGAACAGCTCAAAGTGGTACTGTGCAAGAAGCTACCACTAATGGAAGAAGAGAAAGAACATTCTCTGCTGATTATATCAAGGTAAAAGACCAAGATTATCAGTCATGGAGAAATCTCCACAAAGCTATCCAAGATGTATCTAGTTCTACCTTTAGTTTATCATCTCAGATGCTAAGATTAGGGGCTATTAACCCTGCTAAAGGTCTTTTAAGTGTGTTCACTAAAGTAAATAGCACTATACTAGGAATCCAAGGAAACCTTATGGGTCTAGTTGGTAACAAGATTACAGGTGCTATTGGTACTGCTGTGCAATCTACTCTAGGTGCTGTGAGAAGTGGTATTGGCCAGCTTAAGGATGAAGCCAATAACCTAGGTGATGCTATGCAGGTTTACCGTATCAACATGCAAGCTCTTGGTTTTGATGAGAAATCAGTCAATAAATCAATCAAGCGTTTGGGTGATTATGGTAAATCAACTGTGTTTGATGCAACTGACTTGCTTGAACAGGCTTCTACCTATACTGCCTATGGAAGAAAAGATGCAGAGCAGATTGTAAAAGGTTACGCAGGACTTTTAGCACAGACTAAAAACCCTATTGAGGGTATGAAAACTGTAACAGAGCAAACCTCTCAGATGCTTGCCGCAGGTGTGCTTAACCAACAAGACTACAAGTTTATCCGACAAAGACTATCTGCCCTAGGAGCTTCTAGACTTAATGCTGAGTTACAAAAACTTGCTGAGTCTAAAGGTGCTGATTCAATCATTTCTGCAACTAAGAAAAGGCTTATTTCAGCAGATGAATTCCTTGATGTAGTCAATAAGTTAGGTAATGAAGATACCTTCCAAAACCTTGTAAACTCAATCATTACACCTAGACAAGCTATTGCCAACTTAAAAGAAACATTATCAAACTTACTTGTGTTTGATGATATTGATGAAGAGGGTAATGCTAAGCCAGGAGCACTTAACCAAGTATATGTAGCAACTCGTGACTTTATCAAAGGTATCACAGAGATTGTAGGTACTGAGAAGTTTAAAGAGTATGTAACTAGACTAGGTAATGCCATTGGTGGAACAATCCAACAAGTAAATCAGTTTGGTTCTGCTTGGAAGTTAGCCTTTAGTAAACAGTTCACAGAAGGAATTGAGCATTTTGCTAAAGCCTTCAATGAAGGTGTGAAAGGTCTAGATGTAGGTGCACAGTTCTTTAATGTCACTAAGTCATTCCTAGGAGTGCTTAACAATACAGGAAGACAGTTTGGTACTTTTGTAAGAGATATTGTGAAGAGTGGAGCAGAGCTTGTAGAAAGTCTTGCTAAGTTAGCCTCTCAAGCAATTACAGGAGGAGCTTTAAGAGTCCTATCAGGTATAGTTGATATTTACAACAATATTGCTAAACTAGCTGTGAACTCAGAAGCTATTCGTATTGTATCATCCTTATTCCTACAAGTTACTGATACCATAAATACTGTTGTTAAGTCTATTAACCCTTCTAATGTAACAGCAATCCTTACAGCTCTGAAAAGCTTTGTAGGTAGTGTTACATCCACTGTAGCTAAGATTGCAACTAAGACTAATATCTTTAATGAATTAACGAACGTTGTTAAAGGTGTCTTAGAGGCTCTCTCAGACATTGTTTTACAAATCGGTACATTTAGACCATCACAAGTAAATAGTGTGCTACAGAGCTTGAGAAAGGCTATTTTGGGTATTGTAAACAGCCTTAACCCTTTAATTGTTGAATTAGGTAGAGGAGCACTCAATGTCCTAAGCTCAGCAAGTGGTCAAAACTTCTTTAGTGCCTTACAAGGATTTGTTAAATCTGTTGTTGAGATGATTAGGTCTATCCTAATTTCTATTGGAGGTTCTGTAGAAGGTGGACTTAAATCTATCCTTAACTTCTTCACCCTAATAGTGAACACAGCTTCATCTATTGCTAAAGTCTTTGGAGGAATAGGTAAATACCTCATTGCAGGAGCATTAGTTACTAAGTTCCTAACATGGGCTACGAGCATTATCTACACGTTATCTACTGTGGCAACAGCTATGAATACTGTGAGTGGTGGTAGAGTAAATCCTTTAGGTCTTGCAGGAGCTTTTGGTACTGATACACTGATGAGACAAGGTGTTACTTCTAGAGGATTAAATACTTCTGTAGCATATTCAGGTATGTCTAGAGTTGCTAGAAATGCCTCTGCCAATAGTCCTTATGGTCTGTCTAGAGTAGCTAGAAATGAAGCTAAAGTAGGTGGTTATGCTAAAGGTCTAGGTTTACTAGGAGGACAAATTGCTATTGACTCTATAAATGGAGCAGTACAGAACTCTGATTTAGATCAAGGTTGGAAAGATGCAGGTAATGTCCTTTCAAGTACAGCTTCATGGGCTTCTACAGGAGCTTTGATAGGTAGTGTTGTTCCTGGACTAGGTACTGGTCTTGGAGCAGGTATTGGAGCTTTGGTAGGTCTTGGAGCAGGGTTGTTTGGTGTGTTCAATGACACTAAAGAACGTGAGAAGCTAAAGTCTGAAGCTGAAAAACAAGCTGTAGAGGAAGCTAGAAAGCTTAATGCAGAGCAACTTCAACAAAATATGGAAGCTGTGAAACAACTTGCTAATGAGACTGCTCAAATAAGAAACTCATTCTACTCAACACTAAGCAAAGACTCATCCATAACGGATAAGATACACAATGCAAACTCTCTTATTGAGGCAACAAAGAACTCAAATGAAGGAAGTATTGACCGTGCTCTTAAAGAGTTAAATATCCAAACAGCTTCAGTACCTCAGAATGTAGAAAAAACATTCATTAAGATAGGAGACCAAGTTAAAAGTTGGTCTGAACTCAAACAGGAAACTGGTATTGAGGATAATGAAAGATTGCTACAAACACTTCAGCTTGTGAAATCAGCTTTAGGTGAAAAGGTAGTTGAGTTCTTCGATAGTGAAGGTAACAAGATAGCTGAAGACATTAGGTCTATTACTCCTGAAGAGTCTAACAGACAGAGTGTAAACCTTGATACTTATAAAGCTCAACTAGATAAGATTAAGTTATCTGTGAAGGAAGGTACAGAGCTTATCTTTAAGGATATAACAACTATTTCAACAGAATTAGATGGTATCCTTAAGAGTAGAAACTATGCTAACAAGGAAGAGCAAGCTAAGGCTATTAGAGAAGCTTTGGATAAGGTTGGTATTGATACATCTAAGTTTGTAGAACTTAGTGTAACAGACCAAATCAATAAGGCTTCTGAGCTTGTTAAGCAAGGTAACCTTCTAGGTGGTACTAGAGAACAACAGACTGTAGCCCTTGCTGAGGCACTTAAGAATAGGCTAGGAGAGGTTTCTGTACAATTCCAAGAAACACTTACAAAAGGCTTGTGGGATGACTTAAGTAGACTATCTAATTTAATTGACACAAGTGAAGAACTTTCAAAAATGTCAAACTCAGAAGAGAAACAGAAGAAAGTTCAAGCATACATCCAAAGTATAACCAAGTTGCTTAAAGATGGAGAGCTTAAAGTTGAAGAAGCACAAGCCTTATTTGATAAGGCAGGTATTCAGAATATTAGTGCTGAAAATCTTAAGAATGGAGTAACTGCATATAAGTTAGGTATAACCTATGGTCTTGATGCAGGTAAGAACAAATTCCTTGAAGGGGCAGGTATTGTTAAAGATGCTAACATCCCAGGAATATCTACATTAGGTATTACAAATGGTATTACAGGATTGAAGTTAGCTGTAAAAGACTCCATCAGTAGTGCTATTGCTAAACTTGATGAAGCTATTGCTCAAGCTAAGGCTTCTAAGGATTGGGATGAGGTAAATGCTCTAGCTAATGAAAGACGAATTACTGAGTATGCAAAGAATAGAAGGAATTTCCAAACAGGAGGACTTATTCCTGAGTATCATTCACAAGGACTACCAGTAGGATTTAAGTCTAGAGGTACTGATACTGTGCCTGCAATGCTTACTCCTGGTGAGTATGTTCTACGTAAAAAGGCTGTTGATAGCCTAGGTACTAATTTCCTAACTAACCTTAACAAGTTTGGTGTAAATGCCTTGCAAAGTGTTGGTAAATCTACTATAATTAACAATGTATATAACACAAATAATGCCAAAATCAGCCAAAATATTGATAATAAATCTCAATATCTAAATGGTATGTTTGGTGTGGATAAATTGATGAGGTATGTTTAATGACTAGATGTGATGAAAACTTCACAAAGCCTAAACGATACATCCAATTTAATGACCTAGTGTTCCTCGGTAGAAAATCTATTGATGAACAGACAGAGAGCATTAGTTTGCGTGAGAATAAAACCTCACGCACTTTTGCTAATGGGTCTTATGTTGGTAATGTGTCTAATAAATCACTGATTGATAGCAACACTATCTCACTTAAAATTGCCTTAAGGACTAATACATGGTCTGAGGAGCATATTCAATCTCACTATGACTTTATCATGGAACAACTATTAACTCCTGGTAAGCTATGGGCTATTAACACAGGATTACAGCTTGTTTGGTGTAATGCTTATGTAACTAGCATCCAACCAAGTAAGGAATGGGTTATCACAGATGAAGATTATCTTGTGTTTAGAGTTGAATTTGATAACCCTGATGGTGTATGGTATAAGGCTGATGAGGCTAAGACATATCTAGAGCCATTTGAAAACTGTGACTTCTTAGACATGAAGGCTAGTTGTGTAGCTAAGTCAAGACATTGCTGTAATGGTCTACCTAACTGTAATAACATCTGTGAATGTTGTGAGGATGACTGTCCTGACCTAGATGGTATGATTGACTTCTGCTCTGCTCAGACAAATCTTGACTTTATCAACGACTTCTTTAATGAGTGTAACTCTAGTTGGAGAATTGTCTATAACTGCTCTAAGGGTAAATCATGTAAGAGTCTTAAGGACTTCTACAAACACACTGTATGTGATAACTGTGTCAATGAGGTTATGAATGGTAACTTTATCTCAGATACAGTAGTAGATAGTCACAAATGGAGTTTTGCTCTAGATGGTGAATTTAAAGACCCTATTGTAAGAATTAACAATATTGACTTCAAGATTAGTGGTGAATATAAAGGAGTTCTTACAGCTAACTACAAAGGTGAGATTAGATATGCTAAGTCATGGGAATGTCTTGAGTTTAGCTACAAAGAAGTATCACTATCTGTGCTTACAGTATGTGCAGAGTTACCTTATATAAAGAAAGGTGTTAATACTGTGTCAGTTAGTGGTATTACTAGTGAAAATGCTTGCTTATATATTGATTATGAAAGTGTGACTGTGTGATAGGATATATTGAGAACTCCGTAAGTTCAGGACTAGGCTCTGCTATTATAGCTAGAGAAGACTTCTTAGGTGATATTGGTGTAGAGTTTTCCCTTATGGAAGTTCCCTCTATCCAATTAACATTACCAATCAGATATTCTAAGATGATGAATGGTAATACACATATTGTCATTAAGACAGAAGACTGGACTTATAGAGGCTATGTCGGAAACAAGAAAAACAACTACAAGGATATGACAGTATCAGTTGATACATCTCATGTTATAGGGAGATTAGGTAAAAGAACCCTTCCTACAAACGTTACTGTAAAGGCTAGGTCTGTTGTATCTGCTGTGGAACAAGCTTTAGGGTATTGGAAAGGTGAGACTCACAAGGATGACCTTCTGAATGACTTTAAGGTTGAATACTTAGATGACTATGCAGAAAAGAACTTGATTGAGTATGAGTTCTCTAATGAGTCATTCCTTGAGTTCCTTACCAAAGTGTGTGAAAAGACTACAGCTCTTTATTGGAGAGTTAGTAAGTATGACCCTTACCTTATTCAGTTCGGTATCTTTGGTAAGAAGAAGGACATTCTTATCAATGAGTATAACTACTTAGTCTCTTTAGATGATGTTGAGGAGAACTATGAAGACACAGTAAACATTGCTGTGGCTATGTCAGATAAGTCTGATAGTGGAGCTAGTTCATTGACTTTAAGGGATATTTTCTATAACCCTAAGTTTATGCTTAAAGGATTCCCTGTTATCAAGACAGGAAACAAGGTAAACTCACAGCGTTATTACGATTATCCACAGCTTCCAGTATTCGCTCCTGAGATTATTGGTGATGAGTTTGCTGTATTGGATGAAGAAGGAATTGCTCTAGAGGCAGGAGAACTTTATTGGGGTACTGTTACAGACAATGACACCCAATCCATTGCAGAAGATAATAGAGAGATTACTGATTCTGATAGACTTAAGGCTACAGAACAGCTTTATAGAACAGCTATCAGAAGACTTATTAACTCACGTAGAAAAGTTACCTATGACATTACTGTAGAGCCTCTTAAGCCTAGAGCTATAGATGTAGGGGATAGAGTAATGTTTACCCTAAATGCAGGTGTTTGGGAACTTACAGCATGTACTAAATACTATGAAAAAGTGTTGAAAACAAGTGATTGGTTCTTTGTGACACACATTTCTGATTTGTATTCTGTAGGAGATGCACATACCCAAAAGCTAAAACTATCTAAATACTTGTATAGTGATAGAGATATTACTGTAAACCAATAGGAGGTCTTATGTCAAACAATTACATAAAACTAGTAAACTCTGTGGCTAGAACAAAGGCTAGAGTAATTCAGCAGTCTAAACAGCGTAGAGGAGGGGTAACTGACCTTTATGCCTTAGACTATGTATCAACCTTTTCCACTTCAAAGTCTTGTGCTCCTTATGAAGATGATGATGTAGATGAAAAAGAGTCAAAGGATGTACAAGGAAGAATTAAGCAGTTTGTAAAAGCTATCAAGAAAGAAATCCCTGATGCTAAAGTTGAAGGTGTATCTGCTATTATTGGTTACTTTGGTATTGAGAGTAATGTCACAGCTAAACGATATGAAACAGACTACCTAACTAACTATGTGTTTGATAAGATGAAGGACGAACCTACAGCAGAAAATCTTGTAGGTAGTTGGGATGCTTTTCAAACAATGTACCCTAACCAAGAGCTTTATGAACCAGGATATAATGTAGATGGTAAGCACTGGATTGGTGTAGGACTAGGACAATGGACTGGGCCAAGATGTAAAGCTCTAGTTGACTTTGCTCACAAGGACGGTAGAAGAAACATCTTCACG